TCCTTAGCCTTATCCTTAGCCTTATCCTTAGAATCCTTCTCATCGTCTTTGGATTCTTCTTCCTTTTTCTTCTCGCCCTCTTTCTCTTCAGCCTTCTTCACGCCTTCTTTTTCTTCTTCCTTCTTCTCTTTCTTAGGCTCTTTCTCTTTAACTTCTTCTTCGGATTCAGCATCAAGAGTGGCGTAAAGTTTATTGATAATACCTCCAATAGCCTTAGCAGATTCGTCGGACTCCTCACGAATCATAGCCATGTCAGAAATAAAACGATCAAGCTTCTCTTTATTTTCTGACTCAGGAAGATCGGAAACGTACTCTCTTAATTTACTGATACGATCCGTAACATCCTCATCTTTAAGATTTACCCGATCCTTAATGAAAGACTCTACATGCTTACTAAACTGCACCGTATCTCGAACTCCGAGCATCTTATGCACAAAATGAAGAAGGTAACTTTTAGCCATAATCTTATCTCCTATAGAATCGAGAATCGCCGCGGCAGAACCACCGCGTCCATATTTTGTAAGAGCCAAATGGTTTACGTCCTTAATATCGCTCATAATAATCTGATATTCATCCCCATTAGGCGCTTTTCCTTCCTGCCAGTCAAATATTGCACTATAACCGGGGGAAACTTCGACCGTTCCTGTATAGTATGCTCTAACCGCACTATTATCAATCAAAGTCAATGTCGATTGAATGGCTAACTCATCATCCTTACCTTTTATGATTTTAGTAAAAGATGAATCTCCCGTAAATCCAACGGCGTATTTCTTAAAATTAGTACCGTCCACCATATCTCTAGGATGCTCTAAAGTAAGAGGCAAACGAACGAATTTATCCGCGGCCTTCTCTAAAACAATAGCCGGACGATAAACATTAAACACATGCTTATTCTTATACTTTTCAGGAACACTATCCAAACCCATCCCCTTGAGTTCATTATCCCCATACTTATATATTCCAGAACGTGCAATAACAACGTCTTTTACAAGTTTATCAGGCATTATTTCTTACCTTCTTTAGTTATAGAAGTCTTAGCGTCAGGATCGGGCTTATAGCCTGGTTTAGGAGGGTTAGGCTTAGGCTGATCTGTACTAGGATTCTCCTTATTTAGTTTGCTCATTACCTCATCAGGAATCTCTATTTCGGGCATGAACAAATGACCCATAATTACTGCGTCATGAACATTAATACCAGCAGAATTTAACATGTTGACACCATTAGTAAACTTCTCAAACATAGCGCCACGAGTATCGTTCGTTATAATCTCAGGGGAATCGAATGATATATGTACGCTATCCGCTATTCTTGCTTGCTCCGAGTCAGGACCAAAGCAAGAATAGATAAGAAGTCTAACTATAGGTTGAACACTAGGAATGACTGCATTATTAATATTCTGTATCGTTTCTGACTGCTTATATGAAATTTCATCAGAGTTATTACTAAACCCCGTCGCTTGCGTATGAAATAAGACACTTTCAGGTATACCACAGTTAGCAGATACATCTTGCCGTAAAGCCATATTTAAACTATCAAAGTCAGTAAAAGAACGATTTATAGGTACTATCTCACCATAACTATTTATCGTCGTAGGATTAAGCATCGACCAAGAGCGTAGTCTCTGGTTATTTTTCTGCACAAACTCTTCCACTGCCGCAGGTCCATTCTGCGCCATCATACCATCCAAAGGTAGAACATTAACGAGTAGGCTCATTTGTTGCGCCATTATCGGTATAGCTGTAACAAGAATCTTATAAGCTAATAGTGACCTAATATATCCTTCAAAGTCAGTTCTACCCCAACCAATCTGACGCAGCATTCCCCAATAAGGAAGCATCAAAGGACGTATAATAGCCATCCTCTGTGAATTTACCTTTACCCCACCAATAGGAATAAAATACGTTTCAGGAGAAAGATAGTCTTTAGCCGTAATATCGTAATTAGGTATCATTACGGTATTCCATCTATCACCAGTAACAAAATAGTCTATACAATCTTTACCTATAATACCTTCCGCTATTAGTTGCTTTATAGGCATATCAAAGGAGAAGGGGGAATCGTTCTTAAAGGTAGGATATATAAATCCGCCTCCATAGATCATCCCGTCACGATCGCCGCGTTCCAAAGCAGTAGCAAAGTTAACAGAATCCGCATAGTCCTTTAGTTTACTTCTATCATCGGTATTCATCTTATTGCTTATGAAACTATATCCATTAAGCAATGCGCCTTTCACTTTCTTATCAATAATAATAGAAGGAAGACCCCCACTACAATAATAGGATGTAGCCTCATTAGGGGACATAGAAATTGGTGTATATGCCATGTCAAACGTTCCGGGGTCAAAACCCGTAACTCCAGTTCCCGTCAATGCGTTAAAATATCCATCCTTAGCCATTAACTCGCGACCGTGTTTAATAGCATCAATAGCATGGGCAATATCAGAAGTTTTAGTCTTCATAGAGTCTATAATAGTGGGAAGTACAGAAGTCATCTTTCGAGCCGCATCCCCTACGGACTCCACATGTATACCATCATTAGCGTAATTATCAAGAACCTTGCTATATTGAATATCCTTAATATCGTTAATATTTTTACTAGACAGTACAATAGGTTCTATTTTTGTACTGCCTTCTATATTCTTATCTTGTTCGTGAATTATCTCATAAATATGCTTAAAGCTAGAGTCAGTTACTTGAGAGGCTATTTTCTTAAAACTCTTGTATGCCATTAAATTATAGCCCTCATAGGAGTAATATTGGTATTCTTCCATGCAGTTCTTGATAATTGCCATAAAGGTAAGAAGTCAATGTCGCTACTAACTACCCTATAACTGCAATATTCAATTCCATCTGCTATATGATCAGGAGATAAAGGCCCTTGTCCTTTCTCCGGTTTTCCTGCATCATCAAACTGTCTTACTCTCATCGCAGTATCAGCTTCTTTTGCAGATCGGCAAATTTTCATGTTTCCCATCTTGAATAGCTTATTAACAAAGAATATTCTCTCTACAATAGAGGGATTAACAGAACCTATTCTTAATTGAATACCAGCATTACGTATTTCTGCACTGTATCCAGCCATAATATCCTTCATACTAGCATCGGGATACCATGTTATAGGATTAAGAGGAAACGCATTTCTTATGATAGTAGGAGCGTTTCCAATCTGCTCGAAACTAAAATTCTTAACCAAATACAGTATCTTATCTCGCTTGACGAATGCCGCTCCCTTGCTGTAACCACTATTAAAATCCTGTCCAACCATTACTTCTTCGGTATCTCCTACCTTGATATCATCCACAAGACAAGTAGCAGGATCGTAGTCACTATAAACTCTACCACTACGAAGATTGATGAAATACCCTTCCAAGTATGCAAGACGCTCATTATCATCATATATCGCATAGAGCCTCTTTACGTAAGATTCAGATAAACTTGTATTATCCTTAGTCTCACCACGTATTTTTATATACGGTTGTTTAGCCACTTTCAGATCTTCTAGTATCTTATACGTTCCAGCAAAACCTTGAGCCGTCGTAGTGAACACACTAAAAGGAATTCTGCCATCAGGAAGTTGTACTCTAGTTCTTTCTTGTACAGCCTTAAAAGCTCCTAAAGCTCTATCTAAACTTAACTCATCCAACTCATCAACAACGCTAATATTAAAGTTATAAGCATAGACATCATCATAATGTTCCATCGCTACAAGAATTATGTCAACCGCGCCTACTCGTATAACATTTTCTTGCTTATCGAAACTATACGAAATACGATTCGTTATAAATAAACGTATAAGAGCACTTATTAGGGTCTTTTTTAGAAGCGTTATAGTTACACCTAAAACGCCTATTGTTATAGGTGTAGTAAAATATCGCTCTATTAAAGACATCAATAGGTAAACATCCCCCGATGTTTTACCACTCCCGTAACCTGCTATATCAAAGAAATATTCAATATTCGGTTTTATATACGGTAACTGGATGAGTTGCTGTTGGTGTCTAAATAGTTTTATCCTCGTTTGTTCCATCGGGGACAAACTCCTCTATATTATCATTATTTATATCAGAACTCATCTCAAATACCACATTAAACTTCTTTTTACCATCTGTAACATTAGCATTAAATTTAGCCGCTTCGCCGAATGCCGCGCTATCCAATTTGCCTAACTTCCAACGAATTTCAGTAGATACACCTTTTTGCGTATTCATATCAATAATGCTATCTATACGCTCAAGTAATCTACTTATTTCTTTCTGCTTGACGAACGACACTTGTCGCTGGAAGCTCTTATCTTCTTCCAGATCGTCCATTTCTTCTTGAGTGAACTCTGCAAGAATTTGGGCACTATAAAGAGGCATACCTAATTTGAGAAATCTGTATGCCATTTCTTTTTTCTGCTCAAGTTCCATACTATCCTACCTTAATACTTCTTGCCCTTCAGTTTACATTTTACACAATCATCTTTGTCGCCAATAAGTCCAACAAAGTTCATGCCCATAGCAACGTTCACCGTGTAGTACATACATATATCGCATATATGTACTTTCTTGTCCCACAACAATAAACTTGGGTAGGGGGCGATGTTACTTTTATGCTCTCTAACGTCGTTCATTATATACCCATATCATAGTAGATTCTTTGTATTGGCGTATGTCGTATGTCGTATGCCTTTTGTCAGCTCGTCGCCTGTGTACTCTGCTAGTCTGTTTGTCAGCTCGTCGCCTGTGTACTCTTTTAGTCTGTTTGTCAGCTCGTCGCCTGTGTACTCTGTTAGTCTGTTTGTCAGCTCGTCGCCTGTGTACTCTGCTACTCTGTCTCGCATATCTGATTATACCGGAAGGGTAAGATTCTGAGTATTAGGAGCGCTAAGATCGTTAGAAACACTAGGAGGAGTCAATTCGGCTTGCGTAGCAGCCTTAGCGGCTTCAATCTTCGCATTAAGCGCTTCAAACTTCTTAGCGATATCCTCCGTAATAGTACCACCAGCACCTTCTAGAGCAACACAAATATCGAGCCAATCTTTATGTATATCCTTGGCAAACTTTTGAACTTCACTTTCCACAGTCTTTTCAACGGGCTTTAAGAATGAAAACATGTGCTTTATCTCCTCTTGCGCGGTTTCCCGCAGAACTATAGGCGACACTCGCCGCTTGAAAATCTTCCACCACATATCTATATTATAACATACTATTTGGTATTTCACAATCTATATGTGATACATGTCAAGGGGTAAAGTTAGTTCATGTTATCAGTATAAGAAATAAAAGTGCCCTAAACGGTATTTTTTGCTGCGCGTAGTACCTTTTTGAACGAACTTACCACGATGCGTGATGTTTATGCCATATTTATTATTATTTGGTGCTTGTATTATATCTATTATCACTTGATGCTTGTTACTTGATGCTTGATGCTTGATGCTTGTTACTTGTCGATCGTCGTGCTTATCGTATTACTGTATAAGGAATACATATCTTTCCTACTATCAGAGAATTAGGGCGCGCGTGGCACACGTCCCTAGACTGTCCAAGGGCCATACTATATCCAATATCTCTATATCATTCATAATACGTCAATGTCTCTAATATCTGCACTATATCAATCGTCGTATGTTATATGTTATATGTTATATGTTATATGTTATATGTTATATGTTATATGTTATATGTTATATGTTATATGTTATATGTTATATGTTATATGCTATATGTTATATGTTATATGTATGTATGATGTATGTATGATGTATGTATGATGTATGTATGATGTATGTATGATGTATGTATGATGTATGTATGATGTATGATGTATGATGTATGATGTATGATGTATATCAATAATATCTCCATAAACGTCAAACAATCTAATAGGTCGAGAGTACGACGCGCGGTGTACAACAGAACAACCGCAGGTACGAGGTACGATGCGCGCCATGGGAGAAACAACTAAACCCTTAGAGTAGCTTGTAGGGTAGTGCTATCTATTTATTTTCTTTTTCTTTCTTAGACTCCAACCTATGAGCGACGCTCGACGCTCGACAAATGGTACTCGGCGCAGTTTTGTGAAGTGCGCTAAGCGCCGCTTGTAGAAATATGCTCGATAAATCCTTATCATACAGTGATTTACGAAGAGGACTTTAGATTTTCCCCCAATCGACGCGCGACGTAAAAAGCCCTTTTTTAACTTGTATACAATTCAGTATACTGTTACAAGTTACGAATAAAACGTCTCCTGTCGATTGGGGGAAAATTTGAAGTCTCTTCGTAACTACTTACTACACAACACCAGAACTCACCAAATTCTCCTAGCGCGGTGTCATCACCGCCCCTCTATAGGCCGCTAATTTTTGTAAAGTATCGAGCATTATTTATCCATTGTAACACGTCCCACGGCGCGTGATTCTTTGCGGTTACAGAGCTCTTGGCACTTTACATTTTGCACGGCGCGTGATACACTACTGGGATGGAGGATACTATGATGGACGACGCTACAGTGAAGGAGGATACTATGATGGACGACGCTACAGTGAAGGAGGATACTATGATGGAGGATACTACGACGCTCGACGAAACGACGCTCGACGAAACGACGCTCGACGGGCTATCGCAAATAGGCGCTCGCAGTTCGTTTTTAATGTACCTCCGCTATGTGCGTAAGCGTCATGTTGAGGAAGGGAAAAAGCTAGATGAAATTATTATGAGGCTATTAAAAAGAGAAAAATCGGCGCCAATTCCCCAAAGAAGAGAGGTACATATAGGAAGTTCAGCGTTATCTACCGAGGAGTTAAAGGCAGGAATCAGGGCAATTTTAATGGAATTGGAACGGGAGCACGACATTAGCGACTATTCCTCAGTGTATATCTATTACCTAATATCATCTAAAATGTATATAGGAAGATCGGAGATTATTCGCTTATTACAGAGCCTGGGCTATACGAGAAAACAGATATACAATGCAAGAGAGAAAAAAACGCACCGAGGTTTTTATAAATTAGAGGATCATCACAATGGCGCATAACGAGCATAAATTGATACTCTACTTTATTTGCCATTATTGTAGACCCTTAGAGGGCGGCACATTGTACTATGTCAGTCAACGCGCAACGAACGAATATCGGCAGGAGCACTATATAAGAGACTTTGTATTTAAATTAAAAACCATGTATCACATGACTTTCGGCATGATACCTAGCCCGGACTGGAGGCCATATACGGAGGCTGAAAAGAGACACCTATATAATAGAGCGATAGCGCGGTATAAACGGTTAGACGATAAACAAAAATCAACGCTCGACCATGACGCGACGAAGGGCGCAAGGCAACGAGTCTATCGGCACAATAGGCGGGCCTTTGTCAAAGGCTACAAGATTGCCCGGGGATGGTACGATCACTACCAGGAAGAGTACGCAAGTGGCGATATATAAAGAGGCTACTATGATATGGGTATATGATGAGCGGTCTTAAGCGATAGACATTTTGGATTTATTAGAAATGCAGATTGTTGTCGTTTTTCTATTGCATTATGACGATACTATAGTAAGCTATAGTTAGATCAGATACGGGAGGTACGAGATGAAAATGGACACGGGTAGATACACCACGATGTACGGCTACGTCGAGTGTTACAGCGTTTACGATTCGGCCGCGCAGCGCTACGATTACATCGTGGAGAGCGGCGAGTACGCTACGGCGCTCCGTGCGAAGCAAGCAGAGATTTTCGCGGTTTTTGGCGATCGGTCGCATGCCCTTGCGTTTTTGGCCAGTCTATAAGGAAGGCGCGAGATGAATACGTATAAGATCATTTATCGCAACAATGACGGCGCGTTGAAAGAAACCATGATTGTCGCCCTACGTGCGACGTACGCTAGGCGGATTTTTGTACGCGACTATCGTGAGTGTAAAATTGAGCGCATCGCGAGAGTGGACTAGGCGGTTACTAGGATGATAGCGCTAGGCGGTCCTCGCGGCCGGTTCGACTCCGGCCTAGCGTCAATCGGCCAAGATCGGCATATAGGTACGTCGTGCCCGCCCGATCGGCCGTATGGTAAAGGAGAGTGGCAACATGAATGATTTAAACTCCGTTCTGCTCGAAGGTGTTCTGGTCGAGAACCCTAAAGCGTCAACATCGCCGGACGGCCAGGCGCGTTGCAATTTCATCGTCACCACGGTATGGGAGGATATGCGGCACGAGGGGAGAAAAAAGGAGCCTTTCCACTTCGGCGTAGTAGCATACGGCCAGCTCGGGCAAAAGTGCTTATATGATCTCAAAGCCGGGCGGGGCGTGCGGGTTGTCGGAAGGCTCAAGCGAGAGAGCTCGACCGATCCCGAGGGCGAGTATCACCCCGAGATTAAGATAGTCGCCGAACACGTGGAGTTTAGGCCATCGAAAAGCGAAAGAGGAGAATAATATGACGAGGAAGGAACTTTCCGTTTATCGCGCCGCGCTCGCTAATCATGGTAGGACAGTGTTACTTCCGACACTCCATCCGTAACATAGGCTAACAATTATTAGACTAGTTTGTTGTGTAGCTTAGGACTATACTATCACTATTCATGGAGGGCCGAAATGAAAACGTGCGAGGTTTACAATGGATGGAAAAATAAAGAGACATGGAACATCGCATTATGGTTGGAGAATGATGAAAATATGTATTATCGCATGGTCGCCTATGCGCGACGACATGCTCATCCTACGTATCGCGGGTTTATCGTACATACGGAATTGTACGGTCAACATACCCCTGACGGATATAGGTATGACTCAGCGCGGCTCGATTATAAGGCGCTAACCGAGTTGGTACGTGAATCGAAACAGAACGGGTAGGAAAAGACAAAGCAGAATAAAAATAGGTGCTCGATATCTTTTTATAAAGGAAGGCCGATATGAGAGACATTATTAATGTTCAAAAGGACGAGTATGGATATTCCGTATACTGGGGTGAGTATATTCGCCTTGAAGTAGGGAATGGACAGCGCGAGTATGCATATCATAGAGCGATCGAATTGAGAGCACTTTCAAAAGCGCTAACTACTCTTGCCGAACAGGGAATCGAATTAGATAACCGGTCAAAAGAGTATCTCCGACTCGAATCTAGCATTAAAACATTAGGATACTATTATGGGGGGGAAAGAAAGAACGAGCAACTAATCGCCGATCGAGCGATTGAACTGTGGAAAACAGGACTTTGATTCAGAGACGATATTTTGTGGTTCATACTGTCGTAGACCCGGTATATATTCCGGGAATGCCTTTCGGTGATATCTTCAGTATCTGCGGTCGCGCCCCGCGCGGGCGCGTGGATTGAAACAAACTAAGAGCGTAGCATGAGACTAACTATAAAACGCCAAGAGCGGGGGGTGTAGGACATGAGTTTACCTATTCGTCGATGCTATATCAATGCTGGCAGATGGTCCGGCTATCTTTGTGACGGCGGCTTGATAGAACGCATGGACGTCTACGTTGCGCCTAGCGATAAATGGCGCGCGCTTTGTATCCGACGGACTAATAATCTCGGCTACGAGCTAGAACGCATCCGCCTTACTGGCAATATGTGCGGAGCACAGAAAATGCCCGGTATCCAATGGCACCACAAAAACGGTAAAACTCGATGGACGCTAGTAGATATTGATCTTGGCACTATGCGGGAGTATCCAATAGTGCGCATTGACGCTATCTGAGCGCTAAAGTAGAAGGGGGACTAAATGACTGACGAAGCTAAAGCGAAGATTCGTGAGGCGCTAGAGAAGGGCCGAGATATAGCCAGTTGGCCTAAACCATTCGACGTAGCCCTAGCTCTGCTTGCCGCTGACGACAAGCCGATCGTATCGCGGGATATGGTATGGGAACTGTATAATGCTGATACGACCCACGAAGTTATCGCTGTATGCGAGCAATTTGGCGTTTCGGTCGAAAGGCCCGAAGACTAAGCGTCTACCCAGCACGGCTCGGGGGTCCAACTCCCCCACTGGGTTTACCCATCGTATGATGGGGTGATTCTACTTTTTCTCGGAGGTCTCTTATGCAGATCGTCAGAACGTACTCAGCGGGCGTCTTTGCTGTTTCGGCTATCGAGGACAGGCGAGAAACCCTCGCGGGCGTCCATGGCAAACTGCGCGATGCTCGCAGATTGTGGTACTGGGACGGCGCGGCGTCGCTCTCCGAACTTGCCCAGAGGGGCCCGAGCAAGCCTGGGTCCTGCAAATTTCCGGCGGCGGTAGACGGTATCGAGGTCGAGCAGATCGTCGAGGTACTGCCCGTGACCGACCAAGCCGCCGCCGTCATCAACGCGGTGCCTATCTGGACAGCATAACACCCTGACGATGGCCCAGGGGACTGGGCCGAAACGCGGCTATGTAGCCGCGTCGGTGATCCAAAATAGAAGGGGGTAAACGATGACAGAGACAGGCGACGGTTCCGGTTCCGGCAGGGACGACGGATGGGGCTGGGGCGACGGCTCGGGCTGGGGCTCGGGCTGGGGCGACGGCTCCGGTTCCGGCAGGGGCTACGGCTCGGGCTGGGGCGACGGCTCCGGTTCCCTCAGGGGCTGGGGCGGCGGCTCGGGCGGCGGCTGGGGCTCGGGCGGCGGCTCGGGCTGGGGCGAAGGCGATGGCGATGGCTCCGGTTCCGGCTGGGGCGACGGCTCGGGCTGGGGCGAAGGCGAAGGCGAAGGCGAAGGCGACGGCTCGGGCGAAGGCTCGGGCGAAGGCAGGGAGTAGACGATGGGTCGGATAGACGGCTGGGGCTACGGCGCCGGTTCCGGCAGGGGCGACGGCTGGGGCTGGGGCGACGGCTGGGGCTCGGGCTCGGGCTCGGGCGACGGCTGGGGCGGCGGCTCGGGCGAAGGCGAAGGCGAAGGCGACGGCTGGGGCTGGGGCGACGGCTGGGGCTGGGGCTCGGGCTGGGGCGGCGGCTCGGGCTCGGGCTCGGGCGGCGGCTCGGGCGAAGGCTCGGGCGAAGGCTCGGGCGAAGGCGAAGGCGACGGCTCGGGCTAAGGCTCGGGCGAAGGCAGGGGGTAGACGATGGATCAGATAGACGGTAGGGGCGATGGCAGGGGCTACGGCGCCGGTTCCGGCTGGGGCGACGGCTCGGGCTGGGGCGCGGGCTCGGGCTGGGGCGACGGCTCGGGCGAAGGCTCGGGCGAAGGCGAAGGCGAAGGCGACGGCTCGGGCTAAGGCTGGGGCGACGGAAGGGGGTAGACGATGGATCAGGTAGACGGCGGGGGCGACGGCTGGGGCAGGGGCGAAGGCGAAGGCGACGGCTAAGGCTCGGGCGAAGGCGACGGCGACGGCGACGATGACAGAAGCCAGAGCGATTACGAGTGACGGTAAGACGGGTCGCGCCCCGCGCGGGCGCGTGGATTGAAACAAACAAACATAGGAAGGAAGTAAAATGATTAAACTACTGTATCTACTGCCAATGTGTTTTCTCGTATCGTTCGTTCCCTTATCGCACTTTCCTTATCATAGCAATCCTATATGGCGAGTAAATATAGTCGCCGATCATCCTCCCAGTATAATGGAAGAATGCCATATTGTTGAAGTAGTAAATCATATACCCGATCATCTTTTAGAGGCGCTAGTATTGAGGGAGTCATCAGGAAGCGCAAACGCTGTACACCACAATGGAGATGGATCGATTGATATAGGTCCGTGTCAATTCAATAATCGATTTATTAGAATGTATGCGGACCGATTCAATTATGGAAGACTTTTTGATCCTCGAAGTAATGAAGCGGTACATGTCGCAGGACGCGCGTTGAAGTCTCGTTATATTGAATTAGGAAGTTGGCGTAAAGCAGTAGCGTCGTGGAACCCTGGAGAAAAACACTACGCCGATCATGTTTATCAAGTTTATTATGCACTTATAGATGGAAGGAGTCAAATATAATGATATGTCCTGTTTGTTGGAGGTGATATCTTCAATATCTGCGGTCGCGCCCCGCGCGGGCGCGTGGATTGAAACGCCGAAAATTAAGTTTACTCTAAAAAGCTAAAATTGTAAGGACACTTGACAAAAAATGAAAATTATGGTACTATATATCTAATAACGACAGGCCGTATGGCCTTGCCGATTTGATTTTTGGAGGCGCTACATGGCAACTATCCAGCAGGTTCAGGCGAAAACGATCGAACTTATTGAGCAGTATGAGACGAATAATGGGGTTCTTGCCGATCTGAAACCAGAACAGGAGCAAGAGATTCGGATTAAGCTCACTTTGCGAGCCAAGCAATTAGTGAAACAAGAAGAGCACGCGGCGCATGTCAAGACGCTTATTAATTTTGCTCAGGCATACGCGTCGTCCGAGATTAACCCCGAAGTTTTGGTGGCCGTGGAGGCACTTACTACGAAGACTAAGGCGACGCGATCGGTAATTGTCAAAAATGGGCGTGTTACGCCGCGCGGTGTCATCGCCGATCTGTTTGTGAATATCGGCGATAAGGCTTCTGAAAGCGACATTTTCTCTAAGTTCCGCATGGGGCGAGGAGATATGAAGGCGGCTATCAAGGTGGCCTTGCAGAAGGCCGAGACTTCCGAACGAAAGTGGGTCGCCTTCGATCTCGATTCTGAAACGTATACTCTGCTCGAAGTTGGTCCTAATGCTCCTAATGGTTGGACGGGCTATATGCCCTTGGCTAAGGCTCCTGGCACGGCTTCATAAACCCTTTCCTTCCCTGCCCTTTTGGTTTCCTTGGCCGAAAGGGCTTTTTTATACTTTTGGACTTGACAATTACTGTATAAGGTTATATAATACCTGAAGGAGGGAAAATGAGTAAGCCGATCCGATTTCATTTTGTTGAAGTTATTCTTACTCTTTTTGGTTTGATCTTGATAGGACTAACTTTACTCATTTCGATGTATTCCTTGCTTGTCGCATTCATCAGACGATGACTTAATTAAGGAGGAAAACAAATGACCGTATCTGTTAAAGAAACCATGCAAGCGATCGAAGATGCTAAAGTAAATATTATTAAAAACTTTGACGAAGCTCTTGCACCTCTCGGAGTACACGTATATGATTTCTCTCCGAATGAAACGTACATTATTTTAACATTGCGTTATAATAAAGAAAACTAGAAATAAAAAGCCCACATGGCGAAATTGGCAGACGCAAGGGACTTAAAATCCTTTAGTTGTAAAACTGTGAGGGTTCAATTCCCTCTGTGGGCAAGGAGGAAGTATGGAGCGCGTCATTATTCCGGGGTCACTTGATAAGGAACATTCTTGTCCTATATCTCTACGTCTCACCTATAGACAAGCCGGACGTGGATTAGGTGATGCATACTTTATAATAAGGGAGAGTCACAAAAAATATAAGGAGAAAGAAAATGCCGAGTGAGTATGAGGATCAGATATTGATCGGAACGAAAATAGAAGAAGAGCATCGTGCAACATACGAGTGGCTGAAACAGTGTTGGAGGGATGACGTTATGCCTTCGGCACACGCTTTGTTTTATCATATCGCGCTTGATCATCTAAAGGAAAGGCAGGATTATTATACCATACTAGAAAGGGCTCATCTATGACGCAAGAAGAAATAAAAATGAACGAACAGGGGCTAGCCATAGAATGGGCAGAAGAAATTATTAAAGGGGATAGACGCGGAAAAGGTGACGTTCATCATATTAAAGTATTATTAGAGACTATAAAGGAAAAGCAAGATGATAAAGCCAATAACCCTTAACGGAGAACAGTATTATCGGGTAAAACATTTCGCCGCTTTAACGAATAGAACAACGCAAACTATTTATAATTTGATACGCGATGGTAATTCAGTAAGAGAGCTCAAATCCATACATATAGCTGAGAACGTCTATATACCTGCTTCCGAATTGACAGAGTTCCCTTTTACGTCTCCTGGTCCGCATAGTGATCGTAGGATATATCATTTTAACGACAAAGGAGAAGTAGTATGAGCCGCTTAATTACAACGTCACTTCTTGATTCTATTGACTGGTGTCGCAAAGCTCCCGATTCTGCATGTCCTGACGTACCTGGAAAGACATGGAAGGAAAAGGCGTATGACGATCTTAAAAATACTTTGGGACGCGGCGAATGGCGTTCGAACCCCGCTATTGATAGAGGGAATAGTTTTGAGAGGCAAATATACTCTATTTTGACAGACAGAATGGAAGAGAAAGTAGCGTGCTCTGACACGTTTAGAAAAATACTTTATCAATGCAAAGGCGGAGAATTTCAGAAAAAGACAAAAATTATTATAGAATTAGACGATATTGATTATCTTTTATACGGAAGGATAGATGTTTTCTTCCCTGATCATATTATTGATATCAAAACTACTGGTAAGTATGGTGGTAAAGATAAATATCTTTCCACCGCTCAACATTTAATTTATTGTTTTTCAGAAAATATCAAGGATTTTGAATATGTCATCGCAGAGTTTGCTGAAGAAGAATCAAACGACATACGCCATGTATATAATGTTAGATATCACATGGAAGATCGGGATAAAGTAGAAGATGAGCTGAAAAATCGTATTTATTCCGCAATGATGTGGTTGGAGAACTTTCCTGAACCAAGAGATTTGAAAGAACTATATCTTAAAACGTATTGCAGATACTAACGAGCATAACGATATGATTGGGTATCCCAACGCTGAAAGTGAGAGGATTAAAGGAAGGTTGCATGAAAATCGATACGGACGACGAAGCGCTTGCGACGATCAGAGATGCGCTAACGTGGATGGATCATTTTGCAAAACGCCACTGTGACGGAACCATCGAGAACGCGGCAAATGAAGCTCTCGATGCTTTGGCCCTTCTCGGCGCCGAGGACACGCCGAGCGTGCCGATGGCGAGAGTGAGGATCAGAGAGGTGAAATGGTGGGGTCCGCGCGGCGCCGAGTATCTATATGCTACAGACAAGGACGAGGCGATTGAAGCAATTATCGACGGCCTCGATGCTTTTCCAGAAAAGATTGAGATATGCGGCTATGCCGAGATGCTACCCGACTGGGCGCACTATGCCCCGCTTGAATCCATGCTTGATAATCTCGACGAGGAATACGGCGATCCCGACGGCGGTTATACTAAGCCCACCCCAGACATGAAAAAGGCAGAGGAGGCATTCATGTCAGTCATCGCTGAGGAATACGAACCCTGGACCTGCGAAGTAATCACGCAAGAAACCATCGATGTTGCCGAGTGGATTAAGGTCCATCGCCCTGATTGGCTGGGGGTATCACTATGACCGACGAGAACAGGGCGAAGATTCGCGAGGCGCTGACGTGGATGGCGAATGAGGCTCTGGATGCCCTGGCCCTCCTCGACGCCGAGGACACGCCGAGCGTTTTGGGAGGTCAGTTCACTTGTGGAGAGTGCAACGATGCAAGACAGACTTGCATATTGTAGATCGATTGCTAATCGCTTCGGCTACACGATTTCCGAGGACGACGCGTTCGACTGCGAAACGCCGAAGAATGTTCCCGAGCTGGAATAACCAAGGAGTGCCAGATGGAAACTCTAGAAATTCATAATCAAGAAGACTATGACGCCAACAAAGATTTCGATGGCATTTTGATAATCAAGGCGGGCTTGGTCAGGGCCTCGGGCAACGCGCCCGTCTGGGCCTCGGGCAACGCGACCGTCATGGCCTCGGGCAACGCGACCGTCATGGCCTCGGGCAACGCGACCGTCAGGGCCTGGGACAACGCGACCGTCGAGGCCTGGGGCAACGCGACCGTCGAGGCCTCGGGCAACGCGACCGTCGAGGCCTCGGGCAACGCGACCGTCAGGGCCTGGGACAACGCGCCCGTCTGGGCCTCGGGCAATGCGATCGTCATGGCCTCGGGCAACGCGACCGTCATGGCCTCGGGCAACGCGACCGTCAGGGCCTGGGACAACGCGGCCGTCATGGCCCGGGACAACACAACCGTCGAGGCCTCGGGCAACGCGACCGTCGAGGCCTCGGGCAACGCGACCGTCGGGGCCTCGGGCAACGCGACCGTCAGGGCCTCGGGCAACGCGACCGTCGGGGCCTGGGACAACGCGACCGTCATGGCCTCGGGCAACGCGACCATCAGGGCCTCGGGCAACGCGACCGTCAAGGCCTCGGGCAACGCGACCGTCGAGGCCTGGGGTAACGCGACCGTCGAGGCCTGGGGCAACGCGACCGTCGAGGCCTCGGGCAACGCGACCGTCATGACCTCGGGCAACGCGACCGTCATGACCTCGGGCAACGCGACCGTCGAGGCCTACGCGGGAGAGGAAGTATGAGACTAGCAAGGGCAATCATCGCCGATCTGATCGGCGCGATAGAAGACGTGGACCCGAGGATGCGCTACGTCAACGCGCAGATCGATCGGGCAACGCTCGCCGAGGCGCGGGAGTTCATTACTAAGCCTCAGCCCGAACTCGACTGGGATGTGTCACTAATTCGCACCGCACTTCGGCGCAAGGTTTCGCCGTGGAGCAGCGAAGAGAAGGAGGCCATTGACCGGCTTGCCAGTCACCCACAGAGCGCGGAGCAAGCTTTCTGTAATACGGCAACTGAGGCATATTGCATACGGCGATCTCTCCGTTGCTAGCCATTCGCGTACACGAAGCGCCGAAGGAAAAGAAAACGCTGGGAGGAATTATGTACGATGAATTAAAAGAATGCCCTTTCTGTGGTAAAAAAGGAGATTATCTTAATGTTCAATACGAAGGGGAAATGCTCGAAAAAGGAGAAATTAAAAAATATTGGGTAGAATGCGATTATTGTGGTTGTATAGGGCCTTCCAGTTACGATGAGGATCAAACAATAGAACAATGGAATGAAAGAAAAGGTAATTGTACTTGATGAAAGAGGCTCATTTTATTCATAAGACAAAGCCTTATGAGCACCAGATAGAAGCGGTACATTACTGTTATGGGAAGAAATATTTTGCCCTACTAATGGAGCAAGGTACCGGAAAAAGTAAGGTGCTGATCGATATTGCATCTAACCTATTTTTGGAGAAAAAGATAGATGCAGTCATGTTAATAGCGCCTAAAGGTGTACAACAGCAATGGTCAAACGAACAGATTCCTACGCATTCTCCTATTCCATATACAGATACAGTATGGGAACTTTCTGTATCATCAAAGAAACAAAGGGAAACAGAAAAATTCATTCGCACAAAATCGAAGGGACTGAAATGGTTTTGTATTAACGTAGAAGCCTTCAGTAGAGACACACATCTATCTCTGTTCAAGTCTTTTCTAAAGTATAATCGCACATTTCTTGTCATTGATGAAGCGACAAGAATTAAGAACCCGACCGCACAAAGAACAGTAAATATTATACAGGGACTTTCTGATGTGATTAAAGTAGGAAAAAGAATAATGAGTGTCACTCCTCTTTCAGTGTACCGTGCTATTTTAACAGGAACGATGGTTACAAATAGTCCTTACGATATTTGGAGCATGATGGAATTTTTAGAGCATAATTATCTTGGGTTAGACTATTACTCCTTCAAAAATCATTACGGTATCGAGAAGCGCACGAATATCCCTGGGAGTTATAAATCATATACTAGAAAGATAACCACTAAGGAGATTGCAAATGTTAGACAGTACCTTGCACGCGGGAAAAGCATTGAAGAAACAGCTAATATTATGTCTTTATCAGAGTCGAGTATACGCTTTCTTAAAGATAACCCTTTGGTTCAGGCCCCTTATAAAAATCTGGATGAGCTTAAAGCGAAAATTGCTCCAATATCTTTTATCATAAGAAAAATAGACTGCCTAGATCTTCCTCCTAAGATTTACGAGAAGCTGTATGTGGAGTTATCAAATGATCAGAAAGTTGCATACAAGACGCTCATTAAAGAACTTTCGGCAGAATACAACGGGGCACAACTTAATGTACTTAATAAGCTCACTCTTCTTGGAAGGCTTGGGCAAATATGTGGTGGCTTCTTCCCAAGCAATAACGAGCAAGAAACGATACTTATCCCATTTACATCGAATCCGAAGCTCGATGCGTTAGTAGAAGACCTTGAAGAATGCGCAGACTGGCCGGTTATAGTAATTGCTGCTTTTGTAGCGGAGATCAAAGCGATTTATGCGCGCTTATGCAAGGAGTATCCTGATGAGAAAATCGAGTATATCTGTGGAGAAGTCACGACTAACCGTACCGATATCATTGAGTCTTTTAAAAGGGGAGAAATCAAAATACTTATTGTCAATGCTAGAACAGTTGGCAGTGGGTATAACTTGCAAATATCACACGTTCAGTATTTTTACTCTAATACGTATTCGATGGAAGATCGAGAACAGATCGAAGATAGGATACATCGTGATGGCCAGAAATCTGAGACTGTTCTCTATAAGGATATTATAGCTAAAAATACTATAGACGAAAAGATTATAACTATACTACAGCAAAAGAAAGACTTACTTGAATATATGCGCGACAAAACGCTAGACGAATTTTTAGGATGCCTATGAGAATAGATAGAATAGAATTATCATTTAACCAGCGGGTCACCCCAGTTTGTGAGTTTATGATGTACGATATGGATCATAATATAACACACTATACGCGCTGTAATGAATACGCTAAAATATACTGTAGTGAAAGAGGAATGTCGATAATACAAGGAGGCGCAATAGAAAAAAGAGTAAAGAAAATAATACGTCTTTGTGAGGAACATTACAAAGAATTGAAGAAGCTCGTTCCAGATTTAGAGGAGGTGAATAGTGAACGACACATTTCTTGATGATTTTATAGATGATAGCAAATCTGCTATCGAAGAAGTAATGGCGTATATCAATGTTGTTGAAGCCCTAGATCATGATATACAACTTCTTGAAGATCAGTTAAAAGAAAAGAAAGAAAGGTATGATGAACTAGTTAAAGAGACTCTTCCCACGCTTCTGGCAGAGAACGGACTTGATAGTATGACGTTGGCTAATGGAAAGAAGCTAACTATAAAAGAAGATATTTTTGTATCTCTTCCTAAAAACGACATAGGAAGAAAGGCGGTTCTTACATGGCTTGCTAAGAACGGGGGAGTAGATTTGATTAAAGAAGATATGATTGTAGAGGCTCCTCCTGAAGAACTTAAAACGTTCTTATCTATGCGGGGGATATCTTACGCCCAGGATACCTCCGTTAACGGTAATAGTCTTAAAGCATGGTTTAGGCGTAAATTAGGAATGACCAAAGGATCACAACAAGAAATTGATCTTAATATGGTTCCTAAAGAAGCTAATCTCTATATAGAAAGGAGGGCAGAAATAAAATGACAAAGAAGGATGATGGAGTAAGACTAGAGAAGTATTTCGAGAATGATGATTTTGACGATCCGATTGACGAAGATGAAGATGAAGATGAAGATGAAGATGAAGATGAAGATGAAGACGAAGACGAAGACGAAGACGAAGACGAAGACGAAGACGAAGACGAAGACGAAGACGAAGACGAAGACGAAGACGAAGATGAATCTTATGAGGAGGAGGAAAAATGAGCGATTTTCTTGATGATTTTTCGGGTCAAGGTTATGAGGATTTTGGATCGAATAGCTATCAAGTTCCTTTTTTAAAAATAGCACAATCATTGAGCCCCGAAGTTAAGAAACAAAAACCCGAATATATAGAGGGGCTAGAACCGGGACAATTTTTCAACACACTTACGAAAAAGAATTATGGTTCGACTATTAGACTCATTCCTCTTAGACAGAAGGGAATTTGGCTTGAATTTGAGCCTAACCAAGGACCTTTCAGAGGAGCCCACGCCCCTGGTTCTATTCCTACTGCTGGTGATACTTATGAAGATGGATTGAAGACGCTAAAAGGAAATAATCTTATCGACACTATGGTGTTTTATTGTCTTATTGAAGGAGAACTTGAAACGGGGCCGATTATTTTTTCACTTTATAAGTCTGGTATTAAACATGCTAAAACATGGAATAGTCTTATTATGACTTCTAAAACTACTAGCGGTAAGCAGGCTCCCTATTTTGGTTCCGTATGGGAAGTTACCACACAATTTAACCAGAACGATCAAGGAGATTGGTTTCAGATAGGAGCAGGTAAATCTAGTAATATTAAGCGTATACGGAGTATTACTAAAGATGAACTAGACTTATATGTTCTTCCCGCGCGTAATATTTTGAAAGATATTGATCGTCGAGCGGACTATGCACAAATAACAGGGGGAGAGACAAGAATAGCGCTTACCGAGTCCACTGAATCTATAGCTAAGTCAGACTTCTAGTTCTACTTTAAGGCCATGGTATAAGTATATCATGGCCTTTATATTTGTTTAAGAGGGGTCTTATGTGGACATATCACTTAATGATGTCGAAGATTTTAGCGCTATATTTCAAGGAAACCAACAGGCGCATGGAATATTTATTCCGTTTAAAAAAAATGTAGAGGGGAAAAAAATAGAAGGCAAAGCTGCTACCGCTAATGAATATGTTTCAGCTTCGCTGTACGAAAAACATTTAAAAGGAGAACAAGGTTTAGGTATAGTTCCTATACGACAAGATGGTACATGCAGTTTTGCTGTTATTGATGTAGATAAATATGATTCTAGTTGTAACGATATAGTTAGAGCAATATATAAGCATAATTTACCATTAGTTCCTTTTAGATCAAAGAGCGGCGGATTACACTTATACCTTTTTCTGGAAATAACCACACAAGCTAAACAAGTAGTAAAAGTAATGAATCACTTTCGCCGTCTATTTAGTTTGAAAAAAGATACAGAGATATTTCCTAAACAAACAACATTAAAAGAGGGGGATAGCGGAAATTGGATAAACCTTCCTTATTTTAATATGGAGGATACTAAGCAATATCTTATAGATGAAGACTTAAGTCCTGTTAATCTCAATATGGCTATCCAGATCGTTAAAACTAAAAAAGTGCTACCTGAAAGATTTTCTAAACTCACTGAGGAACTACCGTTAAGCGACGCTCCTCCTTGCTTACAAAGCATCTATATATTAGGGAATATCGATCATGATAGAAATCTTTACCTGTTTTCTCTCGCACGTTACTACAAGGCGAAAGAAGGAGATGATTTTGAATACGCAGTTGCAGCAGCTAATAATGAGTTGGCTAGCCCCATAACACTAGATGAGCTATCTAATACCGTTATTAAGGCACATAAGAAAAAGAACTATAGTTATAAATGTAAGGAAGAACCTATATGTTCTATCTGCGATAAAATTGAGTGTAAATTACGTAAGTATGGTATAGGTGGAGCGGAAGTAAGTGACGTATCTTACGAAGAATTCATTCAGTATGGCACCGAAGAACCTTATTATGAGTGGATAATTAATGGAGCGCCTTTAACATTCTTTTCCGAAGCGGATATTATCAATCAAATGAAGTTTAGAGAGCTGTGCGTTAGAAAGTTACATTTTCTTCCTTTCAAGCAAACAGATTTCAATTGGACGGGAATAGTAAACACCGCTCTTCATAATGTAATAATAAAGGACGAAGAAGAAAAGTCCGGTATGTCTATGTCTTCTGCACAGTTATTCAGAGAGTATCTTATTGAGTTTCTTACAAAACGGGCTCCGGCGGCAAACGTCGAACAGATTCTAGTCGATCGTGTCTATAGAGATACTGTGGAAGGAGGCTATATATTTAAACCTAAAAATCTTCATGTATTCCTCGTTCAACAAAAGCAATTTCGTGCTTATGGTTTACAACAAATGAGCGAGAAGCTGAAGAGTATGGGAGCTTATCCAAAGCAATACTATGTGCCTACTAAAAAAACGACAGTACGCGTATGGATAGCACCTTTTACAGGACTAGAGAAATATATAGAAATGGTTCCAGAAGATATTGAGATAGACTTTCTTGATGAAGTAAAGAACGAAGATTACTAGGAGAGACTATGTATCAACTTCCTTTTGATTTCACATGGTTTCTGTTTGGAATTACAGTAGGCTTATTCTTTTACGTCATTATTTTTATTGGTAAGAAGACCGGAAAATGGAAGTAAATCTCATTGCGGGCCCACCTGGAACGGGTAAAACCACTACCCTTATGGACATTATTGAAAAGGAACTTCTTGTATGCGCTCCTAATGAGATAGCTTTTGTTACGTTTACTAAAGAAGGATCACTACAAGGAATTAGAAGAGCTTGTGAAAGATTCAATTATACACATAAACAATTTCCTTATTTTAGGACTTTGCACAGTCTTGCTTTCCAAGAATTAAAGTTAAACAGAGCTAATGTTATGGGACCACAACAGTATAAACACTTTTCTAAGAAGATGGGAATGAACTTTGTAGGATATTATACAGAGGAGTTGCGAAACGATGATGATAGGTACTTATTTTTTGACCATATCCACAGGAACAATCCAAGATATGCGGCTAAACAACTCCATTTGTTCGATACGGATAAACTCAAGTTTGTGCGATCTTCCTACAAAAAATACAAGAATTTTTTTGCTCTTTATGACTATACAGATATGATAGAAATGTATAATCGAAGTGATAAGTCAACTCCAGTGCGTGTGGCAATCATCGACGAAGCGCAAGATTTAACTACATTACAGTGGGAAATGGTATGGAGGGCCTTTAAGAATGCAGAAAGAGTTTATATTGCGGGTGACGATGACCAAGCTATATATCAGTGGTCCGGAGCAGATATCGGGTACTATCTTGATATTAAAGGAAAGTTACAGATACTTAGACACTCCTATCGCTTACCAGACCCGGTTTTGTCTTATGCTAAACTAATACTAGAAAGAATTACTAGACGCATCGATAAAGAGTATAGTGGGACAGGGACCGCAGGAAACGTAACAACAATAAACACACTCGACGAACTTCATTTAGATCCTAACGAGAATTATATGTTTCTATCACGTAACAATTGTTTTTTGAAAAATATAGAAGATTTTATTATAAAAAAAGGTTTAGTATATCGAGTAAAAGGAGAGCCTTCCGCCACAAAGAAAGATGTAGATGCGATAAAATCTTATGAAAGAGTTCGTAAGGATCGTATAATGTCGGTAAGTGACGAGTTTCAATTGCTTCCTTATCTAAAGCAACCGCTAAATTTGAACGATCCATGGTATGAAGCCTTCAAATGGCCCGAGTATAGGTGTAATTATTTTAGAGATTTGATAAAAAATAAAGTAGATATTAGTAGTATAAAAATAGATATAGGAACTATCCATTCTGTTAAAGGAGGAGAATGCGATAATGTCGTATTGCTTACTGATATCACAAAATCTGTTCGTGATAATCTTGATGATAATCCTGATTCTGAATGGCGCGTTTTTTATGTGGGAGCTACGAGAGCGAAGAAAACATTGACAATAGTCAATTCTAGTTCTAAGTTTAGTTATCCAACAGTAAGTTAGGAGGAATTATGGACTACAAAAATGAAGATATTACGGATATAATAATAGAAACTATAGAGATAAAAGACAAAGAAGAAAACATATTAGGATATGCTTATAAATATAATAGCGGAATGCTGATGATTGCAATGAATAAAGGGAACGTTATATTAGCAGAAGAAGCACCAAAAATAAGTGAATTTAAAGATACTAAGGATAAGCCACGACTAGGGTATGTCTATCGGTCCTTTCTTAATGCTGTTACGGCAGTAAGAGAATTTGGAGCGAAAAAATATCAGAATCCTAATACGTGGCGACAAGTTCCTATGGATGACTATTATCATGCCCTCATGCGGCACGTCTCTGCGATGATGGATGCAAGGTTCAACCCCGAGAGCCGCGAGACGCTAATCGATGCGGAGAGTGGCATACGTCACGCGGCACACGCCGCATGTAATTTGATGTACATCATTGAAGAGGAGGACAGTATATCATGATAGGAGAAGGAGTTACAGGAGGATCGAATGGCGGCCCTAGAAGGGCGCTTTTAGGCAAAAAGGCTTCGTCACAGAAACATACGGCAAGGAAAATTGCGCCGCTCTACGAGCTGGGAACAGTGAGCAAAACCTTGAATTTACAGGACTACCCACGTATATGCGAAGGATGCGGAAGAGAGTTTGTAGCACACCGAAAAGATAAAAGATTTTGTTGTCAGTCATGCTACCAATCTTATTATTATAGGAAACATAAATGAACTACCCCGATCTATCTTCTGCTAAGATGATAGCTTTTGATACTGAGACGTATGATCCTTATCTTATAGAAGAAGGTCCTGGATGTTTTAGGAGGGATGGATATGTTATGGGTGTATCTCTTGCAACTGACGATGGTTTTGCTGAGTACTATAGCTTACACCATTCTGATACTCCTAGTGATGAACGATCAGCGAATCTCAAGTATATTAAAACTATTCTTGGTAATAGTATATCTAAGCTTGGTGTTAATTGTGGATATGATTTTGGTTGGCTACACGACTACTTGGGAGTTGAGATCAATGGAAAGCTTAACGATATTCAAATCGCTGAACCTCTTTTGGACGAATATCAACAGCATTATTCACTCGATTTTCAGAGTCATAAGTACCTCGGAGTAGGTAAAGAGAATGATGAGTTAAAAGAATGGTGCGAAAAGCGTAATCTAAAAGGCGATCCACGTAAATATATATGGCAAATGCCCTATGAACTTGTACGTAAATATGCTATCGGAGATGTTAAACAACCATTAGTTATCTTTGAAAAGCAGAAAGTATTGCTTGAAGAACAAAATTTGATGCGTGTATATGATATGGAGACCGATCTTCTTCGTCCTATATTCGCCATGAGAAGCAAAGGAATTCGCGTAGATCGTAACAAGATTCGCGCTACAGTAGAGAGACTTGAGAAAGATATAATAACTTGGGAACGAGAATTATTCGATCAATATGGTGAATTTAATGTTAATAGTTCACAGCAAATAGCAGAAGTTCTTGCTAAACTACATATCAAATATCCTCTCACTAATAAAGGAAGCCCAAATATAGATCATAAATTCCTTGAGTTTAATTGTGGGGATAGTATAGGAAATAAAATTCTTAAACTTCGTTCAGCTAAAAAGGTTATTAGCACCTTTCTCATGGGAGCTTTTACAGATTACAATGTTCAAGATCGTATCCATCCTAACTTTGTCACAATGAAGCGAGATGAAGGAGGCACGGTAACAGGTAGATTATCCTGTCAGAATCCTAATCTCCAACAAGTTCCTTCTAAAGATGAGACGTATGGGCCAGAATGTCGTTCAGTATTTATCCCTGAAGAGAACTGCTGGTATGGTAAGATAGATTACTCACAAATAGAATACCGCATCATTGCCCACTATGCTCTAGGGGCAGGAAGCGATAAAATACGTAAGGAGTTCAATGATAATCCTTACACGGACTATCATTACTTAGTACAACAATGGATACAAGAAGTTACAGGTGTGTCTTTGGAGCGAAAAAAGGTAAAAAATCTTAATTTTGGTACTGCTTATTTCATGGGTATTGCGTCAATGTCTAAGAAGTTTGGTTGGTCTATGGAACAAAGTGAAGAACTTAATAAAGTGTATTTTGATACATTTACATTCTTAAAACCAACCCGTACCGCAGTAGTAAACATAGCGAAGATGCGCGGCTATGTGCATACAATATTAGGCCGTCGCGCTCGAATTACGCACGCTATGAGAGAAAATAGAAAAGAATATATAGTATGGAATCATCTTGTACAAGGGACTGCGGCGGATATAATGAAAAAAGCCATTGTTGATGCTTGGAAGAGCGGCGTATTAGACGTGCTTACCGCTCATATTACGGTGCATGACGAATTAGGCGTATCAGTACCAAAGACAAAGGAGGGTATAGAGGCTTATAGAGAACTAAAAAATACGATGGAGCATGTTGTAAATCTTAAAATACCTATTATTGCTGAAGCTGAAATCGGGTCCTCGTGGGGAGAGACTAAGAAATTTGATTTTGATGCACTAAAGGAGACTATATGAAGCCAAATATTACTATTAACAGGCAAAAACATACTTTCAGCTATCAATCAATGCTTAACTATTTGAAGGCGCATGGTTATGTCAAACAAGAAGAAGATATGATCCCCATAGAATTTATCAAAACGGAATCGGTTAAGATACGGGAAAAACGAAGCGATCTTCCATCAGGTATACGAAGACTTATCGTAGACATGGACGTGGAGGTAAAGTAAGATGAAAATATTAGCTACCGCTTTCTCCGAAGTGAAAATAATACTATATGATAAAATATATGATGATCGAGGATCATTTTCGGAATTTATGAAAGAAAGTGATGGCTTTTCTATTAGACAAGTTAATGAGAGTTTTTCTAAAAAACGAACACTTCGTGGTTTACACATGCAGTATGGTCCTCCTTTATCAAAAATGATACGGGTAGTCGCAGGCTCTTGTATGTTTATTGTACTCGATATTCGCCCTAAATCTTCTACTCAAGGGAAAGCTATCCTAGTAAAAAAAGCTAGCGTAATGGATGAGAAGCATACAAGTTGGCTTAAAATACCTTTTGGATTTGCTAGTGGATTTTTGGCAATGGAAGATTCAATTGTAGAATATCTTTTTGACGAGGAGTATAGCGAGTATACCAATATATCGGTAAACTATAATGATCCTAACATTGATTGGTCTTTAACAACTGCACCATATAAAAATACTTACCAGTTCTTTATAGATACCAATAAATTGATTATATCTGAAAAAGATAGGGAAGCTCTTAGTTTACTTGATTTAATAGGAAAAAAGGAGCTGTTTGAATGAAAACTATTCCTGTTTCTGGTATGGTTATTACTGACAAAGACAAGGAGACTATGATATATGCAATATCATCTGGAGAAATATCTTATGGCTCGTATAATAGATTGGCAAGCGACAGATTAGCAACTTATGATAAACTAAATTTTTGCCATCTTGTTAATTCAGGTAGTTCCGCAAACTTACTCGCTATGATGGCTTTCACATCTAAGAATATGCCTAAAGAGTACCGCGTAAAAAAAGGGGACGAGATAATTACTGTAGCTGCTTCGTTTCCTACTACTGTAGCACCTATTATTCAAGCGGGGTGTGTTCCTGTATTTGTAGATATAGATGATAGTTACAATATTGATGTAGGGCAAATATATAAGGCAATAACACCAAAAACTAAAGGTATATTTATAGCTCATACTCTCGGTATCCCTTTTGATGTGGTAGAGATAGAAAATATATGCCGCAAATTAGGATTATTCTTAATAGCCGATAACTGTGACTCTTTAGGAACAACATGCAATAATAAGCCTATAAGTGTATGGGGAGATGTAATAACTCACTCCTTTTATCCCGCGCATCACATAACGAGCGGTGAAGGCGGTGCTGTGCTAACCAATAATATTAGGATAGCCAAAATAATACAATCTATGCGTGATTGGGGAAGAGACTGCCAATGTGAACCAGGACACGATAACTACTGTGGGCATAGGTTCGAGGGACAATACGGAGAACTCCCAGCTAACTATGATCATAAATATGTCTATAGTGAACTGGGGTATAATTTAAAAATGACTAATATCCAAGCGGCTCTTTTATATTCACAGTTAGATAATATAGTTGAATGGACAGAAATACGAAAAAGTAATTTTGCTATTCTTGATGAGTATTTACATGAATATTCTTTTCCTTACATACTAAAAGATGGCATTTATACAGACTACTCACCTAGTTATAAAGGAATTCCTTCGTGGTTTGGCTATCCTATTTGTCTTCCTACTAGAATGAACAGATCAAGAGTGATAGAAGAGCTCAACAAACAAGGAGTACAGACGCGCCTCTTATTTGCGGGGAACATACTGAAACAGCCTATGTGGCGCTATAAGCATAGAACTATAGGCGATCTTCCCATGACAAATAGAATTATGGAACAAATGTTTTGGATAGGATGCTGGCATGGGCTTAGTGAGGAAGATATGCTGTACTCTCGGGACGTTGTTTTTAACGCAATAAAGGAGGAGGAATGAAAATACTCATACTCGGAGGCTCTGGTGTATTAGGACAAGCTATAAGAAATAGGCTAACAGAATTGCTCATCGTACATATAGCGCCTTCGCATGAAGAGCTAGACGTTACAAGTGACAATATTTATATAAGTAGCACATACGATGCTATACTGTATTTAGCCGGAATGAAGAACCAAGAATATATAGAAAGTCATGGTCAAGAAGCGATGTGGCCTAATATATTCGGACTTATAAATGTTGTGTCTAATATGCATGAGAATCAAAAATTGGTGTATATTTCTACGGGATACGTATATAAAGATGATAAGAGCTATCACAAAGAAACAGATGGACTATACCCATGCAATAGATACGCATGGTCTAAATTAGGAGGAGAATGCGTAGTTAATATGCTTCCTGAAGAACGACATTTAATAATTCGATGCGAGTTTTCTAAGAAACCATGGCACAGAGAAACAGCGTACAACAATCAATTCACTTCACGAGAAGAAGTTACTACCACGGCTAAGAAAATAGTGGACCTAATTTCAAAGAAAGCTTATGGTACATATAATGTGGGAGGAAAGAGACACTCTATTTGGGAATACGCAAACAGTATTAGTGACAAAGAAATAGAAGAAGTGCAATTGTACCATGATGAAAATCCTTTATTACCAAGAGATACATCACTAAATACTGATAAGTATACTACGTTTATGAAGGAACATAAATGATTGATTGTTATATCCCTTTGCGAACGGACCCTGGTTTACTGCAACAGGCTATTGCATCAATGTATGATCAGGTAGACAACTTTATAGTAATAAATAATACACAACAAGACCTAACTTCATTGTTTAAGTATGTACCAAAGGTAGAGTTTCTAAATCCGTTCGACCCCATGTGTTTTGAGCAATCCATAAATACGGCAGTTAAGCACTCCTATGGTTATAAGAAAAATCATGACTACTTATTCTGGTGTCATAATGATATTATTGTACAAGCAGGGGCCGTAGAAGCATTATTCAAAAAATATGAAGAAGTTAAGCATACAAAATGGGGTGTGATCTACGGTAACTATGACACGTTCTGCCTTATCAATCCTAACTTCTTTATAAAGGAGAATATATGGGGAGAAGTTAACTTATTTCCTAACTATTTTGGGGATAATCATCGTTATCGTCTTATGGATTTACGTGGTTATTCACGATTGGACGCGGAAGGAGTAAAAGATTTAGTGTTTCATATCGGTAGTCAGACTATTATGCGCCATCCTTATTTCAAAACTATCAATAACTTGACATTCGCACTAGAGCAACAATTATATATAAATATTTGGGGAGGGTTATCCCCAAATGAGTTAAACGCCGATCCTACTTGCGGCGGTCTTTACCCTATTACGGAGGAAAAATGAGCGATACTTTTGCCGATCCTGCTGAGAAATATAACTATGATGAAGAGACCGGTACCTATATGAGAAAGAAGCCTGAGCCTATTAAGAAATTAAATGTTTTATACTGGGGTGATACTCCTACTTGCTCTACAGGATTTGGTCAAGTGGCTCGCAACGTTCTTCAATCGCTTAATGCTACAGGAAATTATGACTTTAACATTCTTGGCATTAACCATGGGGGGGATTACTATGACTTCAATAAGTTCCCTTATAAGATTGACCCTGCGACATGCCTTCTAAGTAACGATACCGACTTACACGGGAGACCTAAACTCCTGCGAAAATTGAGAACAGAACGAGTAGACATCCTATTTATCATACAGGATACCTTCTTAATGATGAGCGTCATGGATGATATCATCAAAATTCGCAAGGAACTTCCTCTAGATAGGCAGTTCGTTATTATTTATTACTTTCCTATCGATGGAAACCCACAGCCTGATTGGATTACTAAAGGGGTGCTTCCTGTAGATTTTCCTGTTACGTATACTCAGTATGCTAAACAAGTTTGTTATAAAACAAGTAATCAGATGTTCCCTCTTGATGTTATATATCATGGAGTTAACAAACAAGAGTTTTTCCCACTCAATGATGAGACTATTAAGGAGTTTAGAAAAAAGGTATTTGGTGTTCATGCGGATAAATTTCTTGTACTGAATGTAAATAGAAACCAACAAAGAAAAGACTTGCATCGTTCTTTAGCCGCGTATTCCATTTTCCATAAGAAGCACGCCGATTCATTTTATTTTATTAACTGTCAGATGGAGGATATTGGAGGTAGACTCGATATAATAGGTAGTCAGTACGGGCTTAAAATGCCGGACCCAAAGAATAATATTGAAGGAGACTGGACATGTCCTGCTCCCGGAACATTTAGCGCAGCGCAAGGTTATTCTATAGATGTTCTCAACTCTTTATATAATGCGGCTGATCTTGTTATCTCTTCTACCCTTGGTGAAGGATGGGGTCTATCCTGTACAGAAGCTATGCAATGTAAGACCCCTGTACTCTTTCCAAGAAATACGTCACTCATCGAAATGATAGGACCTAGTGAAGAAAGAGGCTTTTTATGTAAGTCAGGAGAAGATAGAGACCACATGATTTGTTTAGGAGGAATAGATAACAATGTCATTCGTCCTGTAATAAATGTTCAAGATATGGCAGATAAAATAAGCTATATTTATGAGCATCCTGAAGAGGCTAAGAATAAAGCCAATGAGGCGTTTGCATGGGTGGAGTCATGGTACGATATTTCTCCTAAATGGTTCGACGTGTTCAAGCGTGCAGAAAGCAAATTAAAGGAGATGCGCGGTGCAGTACAAGAGTGAGGCCAGATTCAGAAATCAACTCGTCAATGAGATGCGCCAAGAAGGCTTCAAAGTAACCATTATAGAAACAGGAGGCATTTCCAGAGGAGTACCAGATTTATTTTTTGCGGGTAAGGGAAAATTTGGTTGGATAGAGCTAAAAAATATACAAGGAGAACTTCCTGAAATAATCAATATTGATTATAGACCAGGACAGTATCAATGGCTTATGGATTATACGAAAGAAGGGTTAGACGTGTATCTTGGTATTAGTTGTGAACTAGGAATATACATATATAAAAACAATTTAATACAAAAGATGTACACGTATTATGATATGACACAGTATCCGCATCGCACTAAGATGAAGGATATAGGGTCTCTCCTATAAATAAAAAGGCCCCCTTAACGGGGGCCAAATTTTTACATAGAACGGGGGAGGCTACCCGTTCTTAATTCCACCATTTATAATGTCGCCCTATCTCATAACTTCCTAAACCTACAACACCTATAGCAAAAACAATTGCTACACCGCGAGTTATACCAACTTGTAGTTCAAGGAGTTTGGCTTGCTTTTGTGCTTGGATGATAGCTTGCGTAGAGTCTTGCAAATCCATCTGTGATTGCTTTAATTGTTTTGCCAATGTCTCCGCCTGAGTTTGTAATGTTACTTGCGATTGCATCAATTGCAGATTGTTGCTGACTAATTTGGAGTTGCTGTCCTGTAAGGATTTGTTTTTGATCGTTAATTGTGTGTTGCTGTCCATCAATGATTTGTTGTTGACCATCAATAGTTGATTGCTGTTCTGTAATGACAGATTGGTTGCGCTCAATAACGACGTTTCGCTGTTCAACTTCGCTATAAAGTTGTCGTATTGTGAGGATAGCTGCTGTGTTGTCTGTAGCAAGCTTTGCCAAAGAGCTTCTTGCGACGCTAAGTTCTGCGTCGAGCTTTGCGCCTGAATTGTGCGAAATCCAAAGAGTAACAACACCACAGATAATAGTACCTGCGATAAACGATATGATATACGGAAGATATTTCTTTCCCACATTGCCTCTCCTTATACATTAGGGGGTAAGCGACGCGAATCATTAAAGCTATCGGCTATCGCCGTTCCACCTACTAGAGTAGTGCCAAGACCGCCTATGTAGATAGCCCCATTGAGATCATGTTTCCAGACAAGATATACTATACTGAAAATGACGACAGGTATACCAAGAATAAGTTTAGGTTCCGGTCTACCTAAAGTATCGGTAAAACACTCTTTAATAAACTTTTTCATTTCATTTCATTTCATTTCAAGATGAACAGGAATAAGGTCTCCCGGTTTAACCGTATACTGATCAAAAAATGAACCAAGATTGACTAGCGCGTAATCAGGAATAACAATACATCCCGCAGACCATGCTACTGAAGTATCATGTCCTTGAGGGGCAGGCTTCAGATGTTGCCAATCATGCCACTCCCAACGGCTAGAGTTATTAGAAGTAATGGACTCGTCATTTATGTAATCTCCATTAAACGTGTAAGCTTTTACGGAACCGTGTATTCTACCATAATGAGAAGTAGAATAAAGTTGATCATAAAAAGCACGAAGAAAAAAATCTCCACAAGCTATGGTATCATAAAAATGAACACCTGGATCAAGAGACTCCATGTTCGCCACAGTCTGCGCTTTGCATTGTAGTAGAGTTTCATTATCGTTAAGAAGAGTGAGAACATCGAGAGAATTATTGACACTTTGATTCCCCCAATCTCCGAGTATCGACATATCTTTACGGTATACAAGAGATAAAGGATCACGAACAAGAGTAATAGATAGCATGGTACCTCCTAATGAATAAGGATGGAAAAGCCGATAGCCAAAATAGGCCCGATGAACGTCATTGCAATAAGCATCCAATCACGTTGAGATATTCTACGTCTGTCATTTTTTTTCTCGTCTTCTTCTATAAAGTCTTCATGCTGTGTACGAGTCCATAAATTAGGTAACGCTATTTTAATTTGCACCACATCCTCTTCAAGACATGAAAACTTTGTTATAAGGCCAGAACCATTGGTTCCTTCGAGGATCGTCCATATACGAACGAGTAGATCATGATCGGTGGTAGGCGGTTCTCGAATATCCATAATTACTTTCCTTTCTTTTCGTCTTTTTCAGCTTCGCGCTTTTCGGAATAAGCAATAGCAATAGCTTGCTTAATGGGTTTTTCCGCACCCCGTTCTTTTGCGATATTCTCACTAAAAGATTTCTTTGAAGTTCCTTTGATTAACGGCATACCACACTCCTTAATATTCTATTATAACACAGCCTGACCCACCAGCACCCCCACCAATTCCTCCCGCTCCACCCCCTCCTCCTCCTCCTATATTACCTGTACTCCCACCGCCTAAACCACCAGCACCCCCACCAGCTCCTCCCATACCCACAGCCCCATATACTCCTGCCCCTCCCGAGGCTCCTGCCCCTCCCGGGGCTCCTGCCCCTCCTAATACATTAGTACCACCACTATACAATGCCCCGTAGCCTCCTTGTGCCGATATACTACCGAATGTAGTAGTCCCCCCATTAGTTCCCGATCCACCACCCACTCCTCCTGCTCCACCTGCTCCAATGGAATAAGATACTATCTGTCCAGGCGTAACAGAAATATTTTTAGCAGTTACCAAACTTATACTTGTTCCTCCTCCTCCACCACCACAGTAGATAACTGTGCTACCACTAGTTAAACCACTTCCTCCCCCACCTCCTCCCCCTACTACTGTAACTCTAAGCTGATACACACTATTAGGAACTGTCCAATTACCCGTTCCACTAAGGAGTGTCACTACTTGTCCCTGAAAAATATTAACTCCACCACTTATAGCGATTGTCCAATTAGAGCCTAACGCGGCATTAAGCGCTGTAGTCCAATTAGAGCCTAACGCGGCATTAAGCGCTGTAGTCCAATTAGAGCCTAACGCGGCATTAAGCGCTGTAGTCCAATTAGAGCCTAACGCGGCATTAAGCGCTGTAGTCCAGTTAGCTCCATACGCGGTTTTAAGATAGTAAAGATTAGCTAACGCCGTAGCAACTTGATTCGTCGCGCTTCCCGAAGGAGTAAGCCCGCCTGAAGTAACTATAGTATCAAGTTCCGCAATGACATTTGTCAAACCACTCTGAACTATTGTAACATTGTCAGTCAGAGCGTACTCCATATAGTTATACCATTCACATGGAAGTTGCTCTTGGGGCTGATAGCCGATAGTTAAGTGTGCAGAATCGGGTTGAACTTTATTACCCGCCGTACAGAATACAGGTAAATTAGTATACGTAACTGAACCAGTCATAATATCTCCTTAACCATTATAAAGTGCTACTTGCGGTTCAGTAGCAAATATAGCGAATAACTCGTTTCCTAAATATAGCTGTAGCGCTGATATGTAAGGATTAAAATCTACCTTTATATCTCCAACATTCCCACCAGAACCTATAATACTTATCGTATGTGGCCCTAATACAGAGCATACTTCGTCTACTGTCGCTAATGTAATACCTGCATTTTTGATTTGCGACGCTATAGGAAGAAGCTGTTCAAAAACTTGGTACCCTACATTAGAGCTGGCATAGTAAGTAGTGAGTAATCCACTTAATGTAGTACCAGAGATAACACTACCAAAACCTGAGTAGGTCACAAAATAGGGAGCACCGCTATATGTACAAAAAGTGAATAAGTTAACTCCTCCTACTAATGTCTGAGGAACGACGGGCCACAAGTAACCTACAAGTCTACCTATAGTTTGCAGAATTCCTGATATTCCTAGAGAATTTGTAATACTCAAATCATACATATACGAAATTTCACCCGAGGCGAGCGTTATTTCGTTCTGCACCGCGTTTATAAGGGCCTGAGCATAAGGTCCTGATAGAGGACTCGCTAAATAACTATTTTCTGCCATATTATTGTAACACTATTGTCGTATACGCTTGTGTGAATACAGCGTATGAGTTTACAGGTATCGGAACAGATACCCCATAATTTGAACCGCTCATGGATAATAGAACACCGTTAATACTAGCAAATACGTATGACTGCAACTGGGTCATCATAAAATCTGAGGTAAGAAGCTGACCCATCGTGACACTAATATTACTTAGAGCTGTATACAGTGCAACAGCATAAGAACTATTAGCTATAGAATTAGCCTGAATAAATACTTGCACATACACATTCACGGGAGAGGCATAGTCATAGTTTATAGTGTACGTCTGATTCGATAGAGTAACTATTGTTTGCGCCTGACCGCCGTATGTAGGAGCGTTCATAATACTCCAGTATGTAGAAGCTATAGCAGACGAGGAACCAACTACAACCATATATGCAGTGCGAGCAGGAAGATTTATAGCCCCTGAAATTCCTACTAAAGATGACGCCGTTAGAAGCGGGTTAAAATAGGCGTTAGCCCCTTGTATACCGGGGAGGCCACGTAAAGCTAAAATGAGACCGTTAAGATTATTACTAATCGTGTTCCCTGCCAATATTCTAGCGCGAGCTTGTGCCGCAGTTTCTATAACACTACCAACGGAACAAGGCGCATTGTTTACAACTGATCCGAAGTTTGCAAGACTCTCCAATAAACCGCTTACCTGTCCTGAAACTACAATAATGGGACCTGTAGAATCCGCAACAGTAAACATCTGAGCGCTAGTATTAGCAGGAACGGTAATCGCAGATTGAGTGATAAATCTATTTGTAAGACCGCTAACTGCAACATGCGAACCAGAAGGAATAATAAGTGAACCCGTAGATGCGGCGGTAAATACCACATACATAGATGAATAAGAAGCTGGAATTAGAGACGTACCGGCAATAGGAAGAAGAGAATATATCTGATTATCATCACAATTGGCTATATCAAAACTGTTCTTAGCAGCTGATAAAGGTTGATCTACAAGTTCCGCTATTTCCTGCCCAGCGGCAAGACAGTAGAACCATAAAATATTTCCTGTAGTAGCGATTACAGGCGGCATGCCTTGTGACTGCAATTGAGTATTCATATTAGATAGAATATTAGTTGCATGTTGCTGAGTAGAAAGAACTTGCCATGTTGATCCGTTTAAGGTATACATTATCCGGTACTCCCTAAGGCTACTGTTACTGTTAATCGTCCTGAAGCCGTAACATAATTAGGAACATAACCATTAGCGTTAGCGTTTCTTAATGCCTGTCTAATATTAGCGTCTAATTGTCCGAATCCAATTTGGCTAGTAAGAAATCCTGTCCAATTAACACCTTGGTCAGGTAGTTGTGGTATTGTGCCGGTTTGCATGAACACCGCGATGTTAGCGTTCTGCTGATTGCCTAACGTTCCTGATATTACAGGCACCTGTCCTGATACTACAACAAAGTCCCATGTGGGATAAGCTCCTCCGCTAGTGGTAGTAGAAGCCATTAATGCATCTGTAGCCATATCACGTTCCTTGTAAGGTAGCTAGCTGAACTCGTAAAGATTGTTTCTCGGAAATAATCGTCTGTTTAGAAGCATTAGGAGTAAATCCAGTTATAGATGGTAGCATATCCTCAACTATACGAGGAACCTGTAAATCTAATGAAACTAGTTGTGACTTTATACTACTTATTTGTTCAGCAACATTATTGGCATTAACCTCAGCTTGAGTCAGTCCTGTAATAGTAACGGGATTAGTAACGGTCTCATTAGTATAAGTAGAACTCATATCTACCATACCTAAATTATACCAAGAGGAATTATTCTGTGTGTATTTTCTAAGAACTGTAACATTATAATCCGTACCATCAAAAGTAATGGATTGAATATAGTCATCAGTAATTGTAGGAAATTGAACGGAAGTAGAATCAATTTGTTTATATACCCCATTTATTTTTAGAGTAGTAGCATTGACTAGGACTATCTCTGTATCCTCAGTCACATTGTTAATTCCAATATATTTTAATTTCATAAATTACCCCCATCCACTTCGAGCGTGTTGTCGTCGATCACCGCGAGCCGCGTGTCGGCCTGGGCGAATTGCGGGCTATATCTGAGGTACATCTAGCGCCACCTTCCAGAAGCTCTCCAATTTATTAGTCCCGAAGTATGGGGCGTTGCATTCGCATCATATACCCATGCGTAAATAGAACCAACAAGCCTAGAAGCTGGATTGGAGCTAACCATGTTTGCTGAATTAGCTATTTCACCATTTCCGTTTATTTCATAGGTTGTGTCTATAAATGGTACAGGAAATGTAATCAGTGTTGGATACGCCGTAATTGTACCCAACTTATATTCTTCCATCGTCCCATCGGAGAACTGGATAAAGCTCCCGTTGGAGTTGGAGCCGGATATCTGCCAATCATCAGAAGTGACATTCCCACTACTATCTACATAAATATTAAACATTAAATTGTTGCTAACACCAGAAGTAGAATATAAAGTATTACCTGTAGCTGAAATAGGAACCCAGACACTATCTCCGCTTCCTGTAGTTATCGTTAATGTATATGGGCCACCTGAACCTGCTACAAGACTGGCCGAGGGAATATATACTTTATAGCTCTTAACTCCATTTTGAGTTGACGCATTAAAATACAAAGTTATCGTTCTATTACTAGAAGTCGTTCCGCTAATAGCTATAATTTCATTAGTAATATCCCCAATAGTACCAGTATAGTTAGAAGAACTTATATTTATATTAAGCGCACCCACATTATTACTAGCTAATATAGCCCCCATTCCAGATTCATACGTAGTCATAGCAACTATCCCCGCCGCAGGTACAGACATACCTGAAGGAACCATCGACCAATCAAGGCCGGATAAGGCAGTTTGATAGCTCATGGCGATAGTAGTCCTTGTAGCTGTGCTATAGTAGAAGAAGAAATAAAATGATAGGGAGGAGGCCCTTGCGTAGTTAAAGATTCAAGAATAGTAGCTAAAGATTGCGCAGCGTTCTTTATTTGAAATAGCCCATTAACTATATTGATCTGCGCTATAGATTGTGCATTATTTGTAGCTAAAGGAATAGCTTTTAGAGTATTCAAACTATAGTGCGCAAACACTGAAGCAGTGTGCGGTAATGCGTCAGCAGTACTTTCCACTAAATCTTTTAACCCAACTAATAGTACGGGATCACCAGTCTGTAACTCAAAATTCATCGAAAACATAGCGCCCGATAAGAAAAGAACTTCAACACTTTTCGTTCTTGTAGGAAAATTTTCAGGTACGAACCCCTGCGGTGGATAACGAGGAGTACTGCATATAGAATGAAGAACATCTACTGTTCCGTCTCCGTTATTAACTTCTACTGTACCGTAATCAATAATGAACTTAGAAGCTATGAGACTATTTATCACGTCTCTATCGGACGTGCCAAAATTATCTACAATATAGTCTACCATGGCATCCTCGTAAAATCATTCCAAGTAGGAGCAGGAGGGTCGAGAGTAAATAGCTCCATAGTATTCGTTCGTCCTGTAGTACTAAACTCAAAAGATACTGTAATAACATTCTGTATAGCCGAAACAGGCCCGGCTTGCGCACCCCCTAACGATTGGTTAAATATCTTAGGATTAAATTTTATCTGATCATTGGGGAGAATGCCAGGAATCCACGGAGCTTTTATATGATAAGAAGCTGCGTCTTTAGTGGCGCTTGTCACATAATTTAGCTCCCAAGGACTTTCAGTAAAAGCCATATATCTATGTGTGACTCTTATTAGTTCCCCGAACACTTGTATATTTAATAAATATTCATTCTTCAAATCGTTAAATATATCATTAACAGAACCTCCTGGAGTGCTATAGTGTTGACGCATTAAAGGATAAGAAAGAGCCCTATCACTCGGACTATCTACAGCTTTATAGCTAAAGAACTGTGAAGTATTATTCATATAGGGAATTACAAAGTTAACGACATCCCCTATAGTACTCCCCCCACTAAAAGTATGCGAAGGAACAGGATTAGTCATATAATTATTGAATTCACCAAGAAGGAGCGTTATATTAGTAATACTATCGGGACCGGGTTTCTCCTCGGAAGCGGTCATTATTTTACCTTTGAACTGTGCGGCTGTTCTAGGGTCAGAAATATATCCAGCTTCTACAACTAAAAGGCTATCCATAAATTTATCTGCGTATAACCAAATAGGGAAAGGAGCAGCTAGATTCGTAACACGTATAGATAACCCCGGTACTCCTACAGTATTTACAAATGTACCAGTAATTGTTATTTCTGGTTTACGATTCATAGTAGGAGCTAATACGAGGGGACTAACACCAGGAGGCAACGACTTAGTAGGAAAACTAGAATTAGGCGATCCAGGAGTTATTACAGAAAAATCAGGAGACTTAGGGTTATTACTTTTGCCGTAAAATTGGAGGTCCACGTATTTATCAAATAAGGAGATTGTTGACATTACGATCTCCTATCTATAAGATACATAGACACATTGTTAATGTCGTTAATACCGGGTTCAGCTATAGGAGAAGCAAATAACAAACAATAATCAGGGTAGCCACTCCATGCTATATTATTGTTGTATACCGCCGCTTCTCTTACCAGCTGCAAGTCGCTATTCGTATTAGAAGGAGGAGTAGCATAGCATGTCCAATGAGAATTAATGAATATAAAAGAGAAGTTCCATCCTCCTCCTGCTATAGAAGTACTAAAATTAAATGAGTACGTATTTGTAGCTATACTAGGCATGTTTATTTGATACGTTGTCATTTAGAGTGTGCCTTATGGAGAATTAAATACAGGCCCAAATAGACTAGTATTTTTTCGATTAGACGTAACTGCGCTAGAAGTATTTCCTACTGAAGTATTGGACATAGTATCTGCGCCCACATTTATTTTTTGCCCCGCATAAGGGGAGGATATATTAGCACTTACTGTCAATATATTCAATTCATGTATAACTACTTGTATTCCTAATTTATTCTGAGCCTGTGGCGTTCGACTTATAGTAAGTTCAGACATTACAGCATTAGTAATAGTCTCATTATCTCTCGTTTTGAAGAAAAAAGGAAGACGAGAGTAAAATAAAGTTTCTAAATATTTCTGTTTTGCTATAAGAGAGGATATAAGTATATTACGAACTTCGAGCGCCGCTTGCCCTAATCCTACTATACTATTGAATACTCCCGGAGTACCAGAAGAAGAAGATGAAGGAATAGCTCCTAGCATCGTTATTGCCGACCCTAGAACATCTGTATTAAGATCACCAGATAAGTATCCTGTTATTCTCCATGACCGAGGGCGAGGAGCTATACTGTCTGTAAGCCAATATTTACCAACAGCCATACCATTAGTCCCCGTTGTTCCGACAGTAGGACTCGGAGTAACATTAACAATAAGTTGTTCGGATACATCAGCAGAATACTCCGTTCGATACTGCGTCGGTTCTATACGAACACCACCAGACACGTAGTTTCCTGTTACTTCAGAAGCTAAATTAGCTGCGGCTTGTAGCTCTTCGCTTCCTAAATTATCGGCATTTATATTTCCTCCAATAACAGGTTGATTTAAGTATGAAGTTATGAGATTGAGAAACTGACTTGATACGGCAATCGTGGTTTGCGCCGCTCCGATTACACTCATTATTTATTCCCCATTTAGTTCTTACTTCCAGTATCATACCACTTGTTAATGCCCTTAATCACTTTAGCAGGTGATTCTATACCATCAACGTAGACGTGTATTATCGTATAAGCTTCCTTTGCAGGAATACCGGCAGCCTCTAATTCTGTCATTTGATCCTTTTCACTTAGACTAGTAAAAGCATTTCTACCATATATATCTACAGACATTAACTGAGTTGTTACTGCTCCTAATTGACTTGGAACAGCCTCTATACTAAAATTATTCTTAAACCACTTGCCTACATTACTAAAAAACGTAGTCATATCGGCGCCTATTTTTTTAGTGACTGCTGGATTCCATATATCTGTATCTTTAGTCATCTTATCACTAAACTTTGTCCATTTTCCAAACAGAGTGGCTACCCATTCAAAAGCCTTAGCCAAACCTATAAAAAGTTCTATAACACCAGCAAAATCATGCGCTAACTCTTTTATAGCATCTGAGATACTGCTTTTATTTTTTATCATATACTCAAATAAATCTTTTAGAGCAGGAGCTATATCTCCTCCTACTGTACTAGCAAATAATTGCCCCTGAGAACCAAAAGTTGTATTAACTGCGTTAAGCGCAGTAGCTCCTTCTGATCCTTGTTGCATACTTTTGTCTGTAGTATATGTAGACCCTTTCCCAAAATATCTAAGAAAGTCACTCATATTATTTATGCCAAAGAGCTTTCTATTTTTTGCATCCGCTAGAAAACCAAATACTTGATCAAGCCCTCCACCTAAACTAGCCTTTCTTAATCTATCAGTAATTGTAGCAGCAGAAACTCCCGCCGCTAATTGGCGTAAAGCTAAATTAACTAAATCAGTAGCAACTTCTGTACCATTCTTATTTCTCTCTTGACTTATATCTCCACCCAGCAGACCCATATACTTTGCTTGTTCGGTGCTCATGTCCCCCGAACTTATTGCTCCCATCGCTAGACCTAAGTTACTAGCTGTAGCTCTGGCCGCAGGACCGCTTATTCCAATAGCACCAAAAGCATTTTGAAATGTTTGTAGCTCATTAGGTTTCATACCTAATGTATAAGCCGCTAAGGTAGTTGTTAAAGTCGCTTGATTAGATTTAGCTACATTATCAAAAAGACCTTTTAAAGCCGAGGCTACTTCTTTTATTATATATATACTAGAAGCTAGCTTAACTGTAAAATTAGCCCAATCATCTGTAGCCGTCCGAGTATGGTTCCCCGTGGTCTTTATCTGAGCATCAAGAAGAATAAGTGAACGCATCCCTTGATTAAAGTCGTCTTGAGCAACAACTAATCGGAGACGCGCAAAATATCCACCAATTTCTTCAGCCATTATAACCTCGGACCTTCCAATTCAACAATAAACTTCAAGGATCGTAGGCCATCATAAAAATCTTCAATATTCAAAGGGTCCCGCCCATACTTACGTAAAAAGAAGTAGTAATCGAAGAGAAAAATATTCCCTACTTCACTTTCTACGCGTCTAGTAAAAGCTTGCTGTTCGCCGTTCCCGCCGTCGCTCCGGGATACTACACCTTTTTTATTTGCGGCGGAATGGATTTTTTTATGACCTCCGCTATACACACGTTTATAATGAACTGTAAGGCCAAGGGATAGTCAACAAAAACTTGCTGAGTCTCCCATGGCATTTCTAAATCATTCATAACAAATCTACCAACTTCGTTATCATTGTATTTAACAGACACAATTCTATTTAGAAGGCAGTACCTAGTAAGATGGTCCATTTGATCTAAATTGGCTCCTGCCTCGAAACTCATAGCTTTTATGATCTCAAGAACAGGAGGATTATTTACTTTAGCAGGACTCATATCCCCATTAAAAAGCTCGAAAGAAAATTTACCTGCGTTAATAATACTGTTATTGATAGTTTCTTGTAAACCGCGAGTCGCCTCACTCGTATATTCCATCTTAATACCTCTGGAAATTAGCGTAATTGAGAATAACCGGATACACCGGAAGATCATTACCTGCAAGTATAGCAGGAGGACACCGCGCCACAGTGACAGTAGAAAACACAATTTTCATCGTAGAAGAAGAACCAGCAATTCCCATACCATACGATATAGTAAGAGTGCCGCCTACACTATCCCCAAGAGCTTGAAGAAAATTGGCTATAAGTACCAAGTCCCCGCTAAGATCGCTATAACTATTCCCGTCGTACCCTCCATTAGCAGGATTTCCTACACGAAGTGTATTAATAGTGACTTTTCCAGCTAGCATAGCATTGGTAATAGTACACGTTCCACCATCGACAAGGGGAATGAGTTTACTGTTATCCATTAGCTGATCGGTATGCACAAACACATCCTCTAACTTAAACCCTTTAAGAGTTATTGGAGTACCTCCTAAAATAAGAGGATGCGAAAAAGAAGGTACGAAATTTCCTACAGTTTGAACAGTGTTGGTTCCTGTGCTAGGAATAGCCATAATTTACTCCTTAACTAGCCGAGATATAAAGCGTACCGTTAACAGTTACGTTACGCACGTTATCATTAAAAGTAGCGGTCCAAGCATTAGGAACAATAATAGTCTGCCCATTAGAAAGAGGCGCTACAACGGACCATGCAGGAGCAGTTATAGCTGCACCAGTAAATCTTCCTATCCCTGTAAACGCATTCATATATCCCATTATAATAGAAAGTATAGCCTGATATGTGGTATTATTCTTAAACCTATTATACTGAGCTAGATACGTGGCCGTAGTAACAGCAGACATATAATCGATATATCCTGTAACCCACTGAGCAGAAGGCAAATTATTAAGGACAGTATGACCGCCTCTAAGCGCCACTTGCCCCGTAGTATTACCGATATACAAGAAATAACCTACGTTAATAGAAGCGAGGGTAGCCATTTGAGTAGGAGTTAGATTTGTGTTCCCTGCTCCTGACGGACCGATAATACCAGTAGCCAACATATCAAGAGAATTACCGACAGAAGTTCCCGTTGCATTTAAGTATCCTAATGAAAGACCTAACTGTACTAAAGCACCAGATACTTCACAAGTGCCCGTTCCACACGTAACAGTATTACCGTCGTATATAGGAACAACATCGTATCCGTTGGCATGGCACTGATACACACTAGTACCAGAGGCGGCAGTAAGTACTCCTACATCCGATGTATCTATCCAACACTGAGAAAGCAAATTAACGTCAGGTTGACATAAAGAAGCTAACGCGACTTTAGCCGTTGTGTTACTAAAATTTCCGCTAGTACCGTTAGTTATCATCTTGAAATAAGCGTACATCTTATAAGCGTTATACTGAGTAGTTAGCGCCGTCACTGATCCAGAGGGGAAGACAGTTCCACCAGAAGTAGCAGAATCATCATAAATAGCTATGTAAATGTTACTAAGATTATTATTACCCGAGAAGAACTCATTAAGCCATACAAGAAGTGGTCCTCCTACCTGGGTAGAATAATTCTGACCATTAAGAGTATAAAGAGAACCTACAGCCGGAGCCGTTCCTGAAGCTGTAAAATAATTACCCAGCGTTCCTGTATTGGCTACAGCTTCACCAGAGCCGACAAAAAGAAGCACACTGTTAAAGTTAGCACCAGGAACAGCGTTAATCTGAAATGTACTTGCGAATGAAATAAAATTCTGCGCAATAGAACCTATGTAATCTCCAGGGTTGGCCATTGTTTTCTCCTATATTTAAGACGGAATAATTAGACTACCACTAATAGTAGTACCCGTCACTACTACAGTATCATTAACATAAACATGAATAGCAGAAGCCCATTCTATTCTTATACGTGTATTATAAGAAAGTATCGTGTTGCTACGATTAGTGTATTCTGCACCGCCTTGATAAAAATCAGTTACCGTGTACCCACCTTCAATGCCCATAAGTTGCGCATCCATATCGTTAAATGTACTTTGCACATCTGATCTATCTAGCCAATGTGAAACACTCTCGGCTAACTGCTGTGACGTTTCGCCTACAAATTGTAAATCAACATCGGATGTATAAAATACTACATCATACATATTCAAGGCGTCTTTAGAATCGTTTACTTGAAACGGTAGATTTCTTGGCTTGGCATTTTTAATTCTATACGCTACCCAAGTATTAGGTTTACCGCTCCCAACGTTAGAAAAATAGTCTTGAGGGTTGAACCACGTACCTTGCTTTAGAACAATGTACTGATCTGGTACTCCGAATATAGTAGCTAAACCAGACGCTAAAGTAGTATGATTCAAACTCATAAAAATGACCCCGGGCCAAAATCATAATTTAAGGACGCTATTGCTAACCCATTATTTCCTACAAGTTTATTAAGACCATGAATTACTAAACTTCCGGTATCATCAAATATGTTATTAGTCATAATACGATAGACGTTTGTATCAGTATTTACAATAGTTCCTCCACTTATAATAATTTGATCGGCAAGAAACCATCCTAGATTGAGTTGCGACTCGTACCAGAAAAAGGGGGCTTTTTGTAAAACTAAATTACCTTCTGCCATTCTAACTTTTTGTCCTTCAGCAGTAGGCGGAGCAGAATATAATCTCAGTATACCATTTATATATGAAAGATTGATTATACTCCCATAACCATCATCTACTTGCGGAGGCATATTAAAATAAGAATATACACCCATTTGCTCTGCAAAAGCAGGAAGTACGTTGCCATATATACCCATTACCTTACCACCAATGAAGCTCCACTAGACTGCCCTTTAACATAGATATACACTAAATGGTTCATCAATTCACCTGTATCTATATCCGGAAAATCATGCCCTTTTTTATCTATGGTACTTTTTGCGTTAGGCGCTATACCACGAAGAACTCCCTCTTCTAAATATTCTTTAACATTATCCATACAAACCTGACCAACAAAATCTCCTTCCTTTACACCTTCGTTAATAAGTCGTATGAAGTATTCTCTTACTGCCTCTCGTATTTCACTCTTTCCGTGTTCCATACCTTCCACAAGATGCGGTCTAGCAGGTACAAAAGCTCCTTGAGGAGTATAATGATCGTAGGCCAAAATCTCCGCTAGTTCTGCCATAGACAAACCACTAGAATGTATATCGGAATTGCGATACCCTACCAATATACTATCTTCACCCATTATCTTCTGGAACTTCTCCCAGTTTATTTTAGTGGCATACTCAAATGTCATAAAAGAACCGGGGGTAAACCTTGCGTAGGCATAGGCCAAATACCATCTGATCCGCCGCCAATTCCGAATCTTTCCGGAGCAGATAGTATCATATTAAGAGCTCTTAATCCAAACGTATTAGTAGTTAATACTTTCATCTCTTCCTGAATCTTATATTGAACAAAAGTAAGGTCAACTCCACCTAAAGACTTTTTAACTATAGGCATCCCACCATTACTCACAACACCACTAAGAGATTCACTAAACATATCAGCAAGATACCAAGCTATAAGAAGATTGTACACAAGATTTCTAGTGGCTATTTGCTGTATATAGCTCTGATTGCCCCAAAAGTTATTAAGAACTCCTGACCATTGAGCATTAATCGCGACAATAGCCTCGCTTATTTCACTATAACCACCATCAGTAAAAGTAAAATTTCTTTGGTACATAAAGTCTACAGGACTTTGAGATAAGTACATATTACCAGGAATAGGAGGCTGTGTAGCCAAAATAACTTCTACCGCTACTCCTGAACTAGCCATCATATTACCATTAGATAGTACAGCAGAACCCCAAAAATACCATAAACCTGTAATAGTTAAAGTAGAACCAGATATAATAGTAAAGATATTTCCAGCAGTGATAGGAGAACTGATAGATGCTAAATAATAGCCCTGTACTCCTGAGGGGGTCACATAATTTACATATACATTCGATGCCCCAGTAAGATCGCTCACTAGAGCAAAAGTTATAGGTAGCGAGTTACCAAGTATCGAAGTAGATATCATTATGTTACTGTTTCCTTTAAGGGTGCTAAATAGCTATCTAGCACCCTTATTAAACTACTTCTTAACCGTAGCTAATTGCGCTTCAAGTTGTGCGTTACGACGAGTGAGTTCTGCGTTCCTTTTGTTCACTTCATTAAGTAAGTCTGATTGATCCCGATACTTATGAGGAATTTCGTTTATGATACGAATTCCGTTTTGTTGTGAGTCAAGAAGAACTTTGAACTGTCTATCATCTTTTAACTTCTGATATTGTTCATCACTAAGCACAACTATTGGCTTTTTATCATGACCAGCGGGTATTATAACAAGGGCCTTTTGTTCCCCCGTCTGGTCAAATAAGGCCCCATCAATGAACTGGAACGCATGAGCTGTAAAACTCTGCACAATTACAGACATTATTTGCCTCCCTAATGTCTTAAATTCCGAATCCGGTATACACCTGAACAGCAGGGGCCCAAGGAGCGTATATACCAGCTACCCGCCTAAGCATACGGTACTGCGTCATAAACTGACCAGGAATAACAGGATAAACGAAGTCCATAAGAGGAGCACCAAAGCGAATAAGAGGCTGAGGAGCAGACTCCGGACCAGTACCAATCTCAGGAGCAGAAATAACCATATAGTCAGTCATAAGAGGATTGAATGTAGAATTGGCACTGAAAAGAGGCTCAGGGAAAATCTCGATATCAGGCGTCTGGCCGCTCTCAGTCTCCCCTGCCATGAAATTATCCATGAAAGTCTTCAAAGAAGACTGCGGATTATAGACATTTGAATAGTTAACCGAAGAGAATAAGTTATAAGCAAGAGGACTCATCCCTACCCTAACCTTAGTAACCTTGTTATAGGTATTATTAAGGAAAGAACGAATAGCCGCCGCGAACAACTTATACATATTCTGCCCGGCGGTTCCCGTAGAAGCCGCATCTGTATAGAGAACTGACATAGAAGAGCCAATAGAAGACCATGCAGTAGGGGAATTGACAGTAAAAAGTCCAATAGTACCCGTACCAGAATTACCCCAGTAAATAAGATAATCCATAAGCATTTCAAGCGCCCAGTTAGCATAAGCTTGTTTATGAGGAATCATAGAGCCGGCCCACGGCGCTTGAGAAGACTCCATCCTTTTAAGTTCTTCCACAGAAAGCTTATAAGTGACGTCCATGTTAATAATAGGAGCAGTCATCATTCCGGTCTGCGTTTCCACATCCTGCGTCTTAACGTTAGCAGGAGAACCCGCATTACCAAGAGCAGCAAAACCGCTGTACTGCGACAGAGGAAGAGACATAACTTCTGCCCACGGATCGGTTCCGGATTCAAACTCGACGAACTTACGAGCAACAGACCAGATAAGAGGCTGTCGAAAAATCTCCCTAAACCAGTTGACCGACCACGGAGTAAGAGTCTGAGACCCAATGAGAGAGTCGTTAGTGAATGAATCATTAACCATGAGTTTATTCACATGAATATCGTACTTCTTGGTATTTCTATTATAGGCAAAACGCATACCTACAGACTTAGGATCATTCTTAGCAGCCGTAGCGACTTCAGAAGTATACCCCGTCTTGCTAAGATGCGCAGAATCACCCACATAGGTAGGGCAAGCAAGCGCACCAGTGTCGGAACCGTAGCGAGAATTAGTAGCAGGACCGATACGAAGATCGCAATCAGCTAAAGTATCAGAAATGGCGGGGTTATTTTGGAGCATCGTCTTAGCGATAGCACCAAGCTTACCGATACTCTTATCAACATCAATATTCATTTGTTACTCCTTAATTACATCGTGACATAAAGCATAATGCCATTGGTATCAGTAGAAACTGACTTAACCACCGCACTAACCGCAGTATAACCAGTAGGAACACCAGTACCAGAAGGAAGAAGTCCTATTTCACCAGTAACATTACTAGCACAAACAACCGCACTAAGCGTAGGTGAAGCCGTAGCACCAGTACACACGACTCCGGAAGAATCATACGTAATTCCAGAAGGAGCCGCCCACGTACTAGCACCAATCCACGTCTGAAGCCAAACTTGCCCTTGATACATAAGAGTAATAGGAGCACCCTGAAGCATATAGTTGGCCTTAGCAGGATCGTTCTCTGCAACACCAGCATCATAGAGCGTAATTCCTCGTTGAAGCTGGCCAATTGTTCCAGAAGTGACTACAGTCTGAGCAAACTGGATATTACTCTTAGGGTTACCATCCGTATATACAGGGGCACTAGCATATGAACCGCTCTTAGCAGTAAACACAACAGCGGTAGTACCAGAAATAGCTGTAGTCCACCGGTAATAGATACCGGACGCTATAAGTCCAACAGCAGTAGCCGCAGCTACTCCTGACGCGATAGAAATAACAGTTCCATCTACATTAATATTAGTAGCAGCAGGAACAGTAGTCCCTGACACCGTAATAACTTCATTGTAGACAGAAGCAACATCCGCAGTGGAGATAGCCCCACAGTAAAAGTCTCCATCCGGACCTGAAGGATCAGAACCCATAACAATACCGAATTTAGCAACCTGCGTATCCATTGGGTCTTGATACCCACCGAGAGTCCACACACCATTGGGAGTGTAAGCAGGAACGCCATTCGGCTTACCTTGGCCCTTAAAGCCAAGGGTTAAAGTCATATTACTTTCCATTTAATTTCTCCTATTATAAGTTAATATAGCACATAGCCGCACTATCGTCGTCATTAACGGCTTTTACCTTACAGTTTGTAAGTTTAGTCCATCCCCCAGGAGCGGACGTAGCACTTGGTACAAACTGAATTTCTCCTGTGATATTATTCACAATAAGCACTGATCCAAATACAGGAACAATAGCTCCCGCAGCACTCACATTCCAACTATAATACCATATTGCACCTCTAAATACAACAGTTAAAGGTGCTCCTTGAAGCATATAGTTGTTCTTAGCGGGATCGTTTTGCGCAACCCCAGCATCATAAAGGACTATACCACGAGGCACATAACCACTAGGAATTCCAACGTACATAGCACCATCAGGATCGGAAGGATTTGAAGACATGAGATTGCCAAAATAGGCGGAACCTCCCGCATCTGAGGAAGACTGATAACCTCCAAGAGTGAATAAACCAGCATTAGGAAGATAGACAGGAATACCATTCGGGATACCAGAACCCTTAAAGTATACTTGGCCAAAAGGCATATTATTTTCCATTATTTGACTCCTAACTTATTGAAAATATCCTCGATAGGATTATCAGCAATACTAGAAGTATCTATCTTAGCCGTACCAGGATAACGAGGAGTATTATCATGAATCGTCAAACTGTCAAGAATAGCATCTAGACTATCCTTAGCCTGTGAATTCTTCTCCTCTTTATCTTTAGAATCCTTAATTCCTTTTCGAAAAGAGTCATACATTTTCTTAGATACATACTTCATTTCTTCATCCTTGAGCCCATCGTAATCCTTCTCGAATACAGAATCATCGATAGTATCGTGCTCCTTATCTTCTTTCTTTTTAACTTCTGACTCTTCTTTCAGCGCCTTTCCTTCTTTCTTTTCAGGCGACTTTTCAGAAGACTTATCCTCATCTTTAATTTTCTCGTCCTCGGCCTTATCCTCATCTTTAATTTTCTCGTCCTTAGCCTTATCCTTAGCCTTATCCTTAGAATCCTTCTCATCGTCTTTGGATTCTTCTTCCTTTTTCTTCTCGCCCTCTTTCTCTTCAGCCTTCTCCACGCCTTCTTTTTCTTCTTCCTTCTTCTCTTTCTTAGGCTCTTTCTCTTTAACTTCTTCTTCGGATTCAGCATCAAGAGTGGCGTAAAGTTTATTGATAATACCTCCAATAGCCTTAGCAGATTCG